TTGCCTTCGCCTTTGGATTTGCCACCGCATGCTCCACGGATCTTACCCTTCGGACCCATCCGCACCCATTTGTCCTTGAACCATTTCTTGAGGTCCTCGTTCAGTGTCTCCTCGAACACCAATTCGCCACAGTTGACGCATATGTCCAAAGATTCTCTCTTGACGCAGTTGGGCACACGTTTGCCGAACATGGTCTTCATGCCCTTCTTCTCGTAGCCTTTCCAACACTTCTCCGTGATTATCTCACTGGCTCTCATTATTTCTTGCTGTTGCCCCAGTTGGCCGCACCCTTTTTACGACACTGCACTAGTGCACCACTGGCGTAGGCCGAAGGCCATACTTTGTATCTTGATTTTACTTTGTGATAACAGGCGTCCTTCTTCTCTGCCAATTTTTCAAATTCGGCTTCTGATATCCCTACGACCTCAGTGATACGCATGTTACCACTTCCTGCAAGACCAATATCTCGCTTTGGTCTTTGGTCCTGGATTTGCACAGTTGTGACGTGCCCTGAATGATTTCCTTGCCTTAGGATTTGACTTTCTGATCTTCATTGTTTTCTGTCCGGCTTTCCTTGCTGAACTGCCACCGTGTCCGAAATTGACTTTCTTGACATTGCCTGTCTTAGGATCTTTCACGTACACTTTGAATTTCTTGACGTCACCACGCATTGGTTTGTTCAATGGAACTTTCCGCCCCTGGTACTCTGCGTCAAACAGTTCCGTCTCGTCTTCTGGGAAACCCAATGGACCAAGCACTTCTTCGAAGTCTTCGTCCTCTTCTATGTTGAATTCGTCCTCTTCAGGGAATGGTTCATAGGATTCGTTCTCAATATCGTGTGATGCCAACACCATGCTCATCGCATCTGCTAGTCCAACTTTGTCCATGTTCATTTGTTCTATGTCCGAAGTGTCGCCGTGATCATTGAACACCGCCATGTATTCTTTTACTTTCATAGGATCAAATCCTGCTTTGTTTAGGATATCATCACTCCTGTAATCTAAGTCTTCCTGCACCGCTGATTCGTAGTCTGCTGGTTTGTCACCGCTCTCTAGGTCATCCGCCAGTTGGTCCAATGCTACTAGGCTTGGGTGTTCATTCATGTTGGGATGGTTGTCTAGGTGTTGTTTGATCTTTCTCAACATGTCAACTACCTTTTCATCTTCGCCTGCGTCTTCCTTGACCGCTGTTTCGTCCAGTGCAACAAGGGCCTCTTCCGCGTTGGTCAGTGACTGTATCGCTGACTTCTTGGCTTCCTCGTCCACTGACAGTGCTTCCACCCTGTCCTTGATCTGTGATATGTCCAACATCACTTTAGTGAATTCGATCTTGTCGTCATCCGCCAGTTCGTTGACCGCTGGTTTTTTAACTGACCTTAGGTATTCCCTTGCTTTTGGTTTCAAGGCGTCAGCAGGTATGTGATCAAATCCCCTACGGACCCATCTCATGATCTCACTTGCCAACTCTTTTGCCAGTGTGTTTGGATCTTCATTGACTGTGCCTTCCATGCTTTCCGAGGTTTTTTGATGATCTTCCCAGAAGTCTCCAGCCATGTCAATCACACTGCTGTATGTGTCCATGAATTCTCCCATGTCCATTGACTGTGCATCGTCGGCCATGGCTTTGTATTGTTGCTTGTCGTTGATGCCATAAAGTTTATCAAAACTTTTGATGTGAGGGTAATGACCTTCCTTGACCGGCACGTTGACGCCGTCTATCCTGTTCAATATGTTCCTGATCTCTATCATTGATTCCGCTATCGGTGAGTTGCCCATCTGCATCTGTGTCCTGTCGTTTGTGAATTGTGTTGTTTTAGCCAAACCCCTGCTACCTGCACTGGCCGGTGACTGTATCTGCTTGCCAGCGGACACGTGTCCTGTGTCTGTCATTGACACTTTGGCGTCTATGTATGATCCGTAGTTGTAGGGTATTGAGCTCATTTGTAGTATTTATTTCCACAGCACCATCTTGAAACGTTCTTTTTCGATGCCAAAGAACTCGGTTTTCCACTCGCTCTGCTCAAAAAAGCCCAGTTTATGCCACTCATTTTTACGTTCCAGCATCATCCTTGCCTGTTCATCCCAGTCCTGGTTCACGAGGAACTCATCCATCCTCTCTTTCTTGTCGGCCACTTCATTGTGGTCGAAACCATCGTACTCCCAGTGTAGCAGTTCAAACACGTTGCCTTCCTTGTCACAGTAGTCTATCGAGAAGTCCAGTCCCCACTTGGGCCTCATGGCGATCAGTTTGTAGAAGTGTGGTCTGTATGCGGCCCATGTCTCCAACTGATTAAGTGCATCACCCGAGTAACCTTTTCTCTCGAACATGTAGGCATGGTTGATGTGTGGTCCGTATTCTGTTTCATCCGCAGTAAACCAATCTTGACGGAGCGTTATGTGAGAACTGTTCCTGTGTCTTGTGGTAACAGCACCGTTGGCCACGGCATACAGTTGTTCTAGTCTGGTGAGATCATATCCGTTCTGGTCAAACATACTGACAACTTCTTTTGGTGGACAAGCGAATATGCTCTTCACACGCTCAGTCCAGTATGGATTCGTGTTGAATCTGTTGTCGGTCAAGTGTAATCGCATACACTTATTTAATTTTTTGGATTATTTTTTTTCTGCTGGATCTAGGTCGTTTGTGAACTTGTCTTCCGCTGGCACATCAAGTTCCACTTCTTCACCTTCGTCGAAGTCTTTGTCCAGCATTGGAACTTCGCCGTCGTCTTCTTTGTCGTCTGCGTTGTCCTCTGCTTCTTCGTCGTCCGCTTTTGCTTCTGGTCTGTGTGGTTCTTCTTTGTTCCTGTCGTAGTCCACCATGTCTTTTGTTTTCTCATCAACCTGCTCTTCCTCTTCAGGTGCTTCGGTCTTTTCAGCGTCTGCTATGATCTCAGTAGTCTCTGGAGTCTTGATGAGAATACTTGATGATTCTTCATTGTAAACTGCCTCATTGTCTGATATCGTGTTGTAAAGTTCAACCAGGGCAGTGTCTTCCGCGCCTTTGATGTACTCTGCGATATCCTTTGTGATAACTTCTCTGAATGATTTTGAGTCATATGTCTGTTCTTCTTTTTGTTCCGTCTTCAGTTCTGCCAACTGTGCTTCTAATTCTGCTATCTTGTCTAGTCTGCTGACCTCTTCGTTGACTTCCTTCTTGATAGAAGTCGCAATGGAGTCATCTGCGTCTGATTCTTTGATCGCTTTGGCGATGCTTGATTCTGTTTTTGGTTCAGCAACAATAGACTCAACCATTTTCTTTGCTTTTTTTGAATGTTTTACAGGTTCAACGTACTCTTTGATACCTGCCAGTTTGGCTATGTCAGCCAATGAAACTTCTTTGTCGTCTAATACCTTGGGAGCCTTGCCTGCCGCTTCCATCAACTGTGCTCTTTCCTCTTCAGGAGTCACATTGTTCATGGCGTTTAAACGTGCTACTAGGTCTCTGAAACTTGTGTCTGTGCTCATATGAGTTATTTATATTTGTTGTGTGTTTATTTAAGGCGTTGTTTTAGGTTAACTGCTAGTTTTGACTCGTATGCCAACCCTTCAGTCTTCATAAACTTGGCGTATTTGTTTTGTAGATCAGCCACGTGTGTTAGATCCTTACCGGAAGTCAGTCTGATTTTGGCGTCTGATAGGTCTTTTTCAATCATTTTTGCCAGTTCGTCATTGCCTGAATCCTGTGCCATGTCCAGTGCCGTGTTCATGGCCTTAACGGCTGGTATTGAATTGTCTATGGCGTTGTTGATCGAATTCACTCCAGCCAAACCTGCAACAATCACGCCCGCCATTGCCAGTCTCTTGCCCCATTCTTGGATGCCCTCGTCCAGTGCCGCTTCTCTCAACTTGTTGTAGTTCTTTGAAAGGTATGCTCTCGCCACCCTCTCGTCTGATGTTTTGAATGCTGACTTCTCGTGTTTGTCCAACACGTCATACACCATCTTGCCATCCTTGCCCTTGTACATTGAAACGTAAGGTTTGATGGTTGCCTCTTCGTTGGTCTCTTTCCTGTTCTCTTTGGCTATCTCTTTTTCTACTTCGTTCACTCTTTTCTTTAATATCCTCATCATGCCTGGTTTTGTGTCGACATCTTCTGCCCTGCATTTTCTTTCCAATATCTCGTCTAGGTGCTTCTGTATGATTCCTGCGTGTCTCTGTATCAATGAACCATCTAATTCTTCCCTGTATGGATTCAGTTTCTGGTAGTCCTCGTAGTGGTAAACTGCTTGTAGGTAGTCTGCCGCTAGATTCAATTTCGTCTGCACCCAACCTTCAAGGTCATCACCTTTACGGATCATGTCCAACAGTTCTATTGCCATCTTTGCAGTTTGGTACAATTGGCTTTTGCTCATGTGTCCCTCGCCTGCGTCTTCCTTCACACCCTGCATGGTGCCTGTGCCTTTGGGCATCTTTTTCATTTCTGACATGCCGTCGTCATCGTAGGTGCCAGCCTTCGAACCTACTGTGTAACCGTGTACACTTTTCACGTAGTTTGATGCTAGGTCGATCTTCTTGGCCACCCATGCTTCCATCTCGGCCGCATCGTCTATCATGTTGTGTATCTTGATTGCGTGTGTGCCAATCTTCAACAATTGGTTCAGTGCCATGCCTGCTTCGTACGTGTCCGGCTTTGGCTCCGGCTTCTGCATCATGTGTGATAATTCGTTGAATTTCATTTTAGTTGAATCCCAAGTGTGTTACTTCTGGATATTTGGCTATGATTTTCCTTGCTATCTCGTTGTGTGCTTTGACCATCTGGTTCATGTAACCCTCTGGCTTGCCACCACCTATCATTGTGGCACCACCTGGATTCTGATCGATGGTTGTTGGTTCTTCAGGTGATCTCTTGCCGATGTTCTTCTGCAACCACTGTGTGGTCCTCGCTATGAATTCTTTTGCTGGCACAGGACTCTGGTCCTCGAAGTCTGGGTTGTATCCTAGTGCATCCAGGAACTGTCTCATACTGGCGTTGCTCATGTAAGGGCTCTCCACTTCCTCGTCGTCCTGATATGCCTTTGGGAACGTCCATAGGTTTTTCTCTGTTGGGTGTTTGTGGTAGGCGATCATCTCTGCGCCTTCCTGTATTTCGCCGTCTGTGAGATCCTGCCGTGGTTCCATGACAGAGAAGTAACCGTCCTGGTCACCGTACATCTTCTTGAATGTCTCTGGGTCATGGTTTGCTATGGTCTTCATGACGAATTCTTTTGGTGCGGTGTCTGAATCATCTAACAGTTGAGCCAATGATTTCAGCATCTGTTTGTCCAACATCTTAGCGGCCGTTTTGTACACCTCATAATCATATGATTGTTTGCCAATCTCGTCCGCGGCTCTGTTGATTTGCCTCACTGCTAGTGTGGAACCTTCTACTTTTTCGAATTCGTAAAATCTCATGTTGTCAATATTTATGCGGCACAGGCCTCACATCTACACTGCTTACAGACCTCTATTGGGTACTCCATGTAGCCTTCTGTGGGGTATCCTGTCTCTGTCCTGTTGCACGTCTTGCCACAATGGCTACTGCAACCGCAGTTCTTACACGTTACTTCTTCTGTAAGCACCAAAGGTTCCATTATCTCTTGACCAATGGTCCACCCATTAGGTTCACGCCCGGTAGTCTGTGTGCACCTTTGGCAGTGCCGTCTGGATTTTTGGGTTGTACTATTTTTGGTAATCTAGGTGCCTTGGTGCCTGATCTGCCCGGAGATCCTGTGAATGATTTTGAGAACCTGTCCTTGCCTATGGCGACATGAGGACTTGTCACACTCGCTATGTTACCCGAACTTGTGGCCCCCGCTGTTGCGTATTCACGCACTATGACTTCATTTATCTTCATTAAATTTATTTATTAGATCATTCAGCAAGATCAAATTAACAGTGTCCAGATCTGTCATATAAAGACCATATGGCCTTTCTTTGTTTGAAAACATCCTGATGCCGTGTTTTTTTATCACATCCATCTCAAGTGAAAAATTACCTCCCAATGGGGTATCTGTTACAACTCCGTGATTGGCGCCGGGATCATACGAGTCGCCATGTAATTTTATTTTATTCGCAGAAGGCCATAGGTTATGTTCATTTAAGTAGGTGGCCATCCATGGTAAGGGTGTTGTGACTTCATTTTTGCTGAAGCGTTGTGCAATTTTCAGAAATGTTCCTGCTTCCAAAAATATTTTTGGCATTAAAAAAATATTTTTTATCTGGATGTTGGCGAACTCTGTCATGAAGCCATTGGTATAATTGTTGTTGTTTAGAGAACACTCCATGGTGATGTTGTTTCCGATGTTGTCCTCATCGATCTCATACAAGAACATTTTCTTGGGTGTTTCAAATGGTCTTACCCGATTCATTGGTCTAAGATTTCCTCCAACATTTTCACCATCTAGTTCCTTTGTCATGAGGTCTGCTTCTTGTATCCAATTTTGATACCATGATTTTTCCGATTGTTCTGCTTGGCTTTCAGCGGATAAGAATTTTTGTTTATAGTCGTTCAATATTTTCTTCATCATGGCGGTGTACAACGGATATTTTTTATCATTGCACATGTGTTTGGTATAAAAATACGAGCTGATTGTTTTGGTGATCATGTCGATATCTTCGTCTAGGCTTATCTCATCTATGAAATGATCGTTTGAACGTATCCTGATCGACGATTTTTTATCTTTGTATGATTTGTAGAGGATCGAAATCCCAAGAATGTACTTCATATAGAAGTAATTATTTTGATTTTTTACGTCCGGACTTCATGTTGGCACACCAGTGGTACATCTTTGCTCGTTCACCTGAGGCTTTCTTCGCTTTGCTCCTGAGACTTGTGACGGAACCCTTGCAACTGGCACCAGCACGTTTCACACGTCCTGGCCTGCTCTTGCCCTTCTTCTTGCCGTCCGCGAAGTTCTCGTTGAACTCCTTCCAATCCAACTTCAATTTCTTGACGTTCATGTACTGGCCACCTACAGGCACATCCTTTGTGGCGTTCTGCTTGGTCACTATGCCAACACCCGCGGCCTCTTTCTGAGGTTTTCCGTGTTTGTTGTGTTGAGCCCAGGCCAGTGCGTATGCACCTGACTTGCCGAATTTTTTCTTCAGTGCTTTGACCTGTTTCTCCCTGCCCGGTGGTGCCTTCTCATTGGCTCGATTGTTGCCCTTGTTCTTGAAGTCAAACCTGTTGTTTGGACCCACACCTGGTCTGTGTATCAGACCCATCGTGTCAGCAGTGTGTGGCATTATTATGAATTCTCTTATCTTCATTTCTTCTTCCTGCCCGCACAGTGCGCCTTCTGTGAGAAACCCTTTGGATTGTTGCAGTTTATACTCTTCTTGTATTTGCTTGACCAACCTTCCACCCTGTATGGGTATGCCATCATGGAATGGTATCCCATCCTTGACCTGCCCTTGGCCTGTTTCTCATATTTCTTTAGAAATTTGTCAACATCTGGGTGTACGTATTTTGTCGCCAGTATCTCTTTAATTCTCATTGATGTCTACAGAACCGTGCCTAGCATCTTTTGTGGGATTGCCATCTTTGAGGATCCTTGCCCATGTTGTCATGTTTATCGTGCAGTTCTTGACCTGCTCTACTGTGTCATCGTCTTGTGTGATCTCGTCTATGCCCTGTGCTTTTGATTCTATGTTGCACTGTGGCGGTATGGTGAAACCAAAGTTTGCGGCCGCCGAATACAAGACTCCGTGTATGTGTTGGAATCCATCTCCACCTCCTGAGACTAGAGTACCAAACACCTTGTTGTAGAAAGGTTGATGCTTGTTGTCCTTCGCCCAACTGTATATCACGTCTAATCTTTCAAGCATTGCCTGTATGTGGCAACTGTGATTGCCCCACCAAATAGGTGTTGCGAATATGACACCGTCCACGTCAAACATTTTCATTATGTGAGGTTTCAGTTCATCGTTGACGTCTGCTGTTGATCCTTCGTAATCTAAATCTCGCATTGTTACTACTTCACACTCATGGCCCATTTTCTCAAATGCCAACTGTGCCATCTTACACACCTTGAATGTGTTTGATTCTGCATCTGGTTTTAGACTGCCATTGAATATCAAGAACTTCATTCCGCCGCCCTCAATGTTATCACACCACAGGCCAATCTGTCACCTGCGTTGCCTGTCTTAAGACTCTCTGCGTCTCCGCCTTTGCCTAGGTCGTCCTTGTCTGAGTGTATCACGAAACCTCTGCCTATCACTGACCTGTCACCTAGTAGGTCCACTCTCTTCGCTTCGATTGTGAACTTGGCAGTGCCTGAATCGTCTGCTGTGATGTTACCAAGATCTCCAACGTGTCCTTCGTTGATGTCGCCGTGATAAACCCCGTCTGGGTTGTAGTGTCCGCCCATTGATTTACATCCATCTGACATGTCTCCAAACTCGTGTATGTGGAATCCGTGTTCGCCTGGTTCTAGTCCTGTGATGGTACCTTTTACTAGTGTTGGCGTTCCTGGCGCCTGTATGAGCAGGATTGACCCCTTAACGGTGTCAGAATGCTCTAATATGCACTGTGCCACAGTTGTTTCCTGTGCTTCGGTAATTGCGTTTACCTTGCCGCAACTACACTCTTTGGCCTTGGTCCTAGGACAACTTGTTTCTGTGAATTCTTGTGCTCGCATTATGCGAGTATTTATTTGTTTTTGGGCATTGGGTTTTCACCAGTGAGTCTAGGCTGTGCGAACCACAGTTTGAACCATTCGTCCGTACCCGGCTTGATGTTGTGTTTTCTCTGATATTGTGCTTTTTGTGTGCCAACGTAGGATAGGTTCTCGCCCATTGAATCTTCTTTGGGTAGTTTATCCACACCTGCCAACTGCTTTATTCTCTCCAACTCGTCCATGTTAGATGGTCCAGTCTTTCAATTGTTGTTTGGTAGGCTTATGTGCTTTGACCTTCTCAACCTTTCCACCCTTGGCTAGGAACTTCTTCATCTTCTCGTCAAGTTCTCTCTGTAACTCTTGTGGTGTCTTGGGTATGTCGCCTGCGGCGTATGGTCTATTGATCCCGCTGAATTTTGGCATAGTCTTCAAGTCCTTTCTGTACTTTGGTTAATGAATCTCTGTTTGCTTGATATAGTATTCCGTATCCACCTGCGGCCTGCCATTTCTGTATGTTGATTGGCCTGTCGTCAATCAGAATGTTTGGTGTGCCTGTTCCTTTGTTCTTAGCATAGGTTTCTTTCCTGCCTGTGACAACTATTTCGTCTGGTTGTTCAATGTTGTTCTGTATCCATATTTTTTTATACTTTGCTGAATTCTCATGGTCACCTCTCAATGGTGACGTGTTTATGCTAAAGTTTCCACCTGTGAATTTCTTCACCATTTCTATCAGTGCGTCTGCTGTTGGGAATTTTGGTAGCACTGCGAAGAAGTCCGTGCCAGTGATCCTATCTATTACCTCTTTCTTGAGGTCCTTGGTCTTGTCATTGGTCAGTTGTTTCCAGTGTTCAACGCCATAGAGGAATTCAACACCGCCAAAGAAGTCTGCTAAGACCCCGTCCATGTCAAGATATACAATTGGCTTTGTGTCTGTCATATCTTCATTATACAACTTCTTGTTGTTCTCGTCAACCTTTTTACCAAACTGGTCCTGTATCTTGTCGTACAGCACTTTACCTTTGTCTCCGCCCATGATGATCTTGCTGAATTCGTGTTCCTGTCCCTTCATCGCGAGTTCTCTGGCCTTGGACGCACTGACTCCTGTGACATCATCCGCGTCTGGATCTCGTTGACCAGCACTGACTACATCTACACTATCAAATGTGTATTCAATATTTCCAGCCTTGGTTGGTTTACCATTGTACTGATTCAATAGGTTCTTGAATTGCATGACCCTGTCATCGCCTGCGACCATTATCACTTTGGTCCTACCTTCCTGCTCCAGCACCTTCATGACCTTGATTATGGTGTTTGCCCTGATGTCACCAAAACTCAATTTTGGATCTGACTGGAAGTGTTGCCTCAGGTAACCTAATTTTGTTGTGAAGTCTATTGGGTCCTTTGCGGTACCGTCCGTGTGTGAAAGGAATATGTAGGCCTTGCCATTTACCTTGTCAGCGACCTGCTGTACTTTGTTTATTAATTTCTCGTGTCCGATTGTGGGTGGATTGAATCGGCCAAAGGCAAATACTGCTGTTGAACGATCGTCCTCCTTAAGAAACAGTTCCCTGAGGTACATCGTATTCGCCTTGTTTTATATTTTCTAGTTCTCTGTCTGATATGACTCTCGCAACCTGTTGTCTGGTCTCCTTTGGAAACATGTTGCTGACATCGTCTTGTGTTGATCCGAACTCTTTGACATATTCCTTTGCGGCATCATCCACTAGATACATCCAGAGTTTCTGTGCTTTCTCATGGTCATACATATTCTTCTTCAGTTTCCTACGTATGTTGCTTATGATGGGCATGAAACGTCTACGATACAAGTCCTCATTGTTCATGATGTAGGTATCCAGCTCGTTTACTGCGTCAGAGTCTATGTTTTCTGAAATGAATTGTGATGCTCTCATACAAGCATATTTATTAGTAAAGGTTATCTAAAAGCCACATGTAGAACGGTGATGAGAATGCTAACTTCCACTCTCCATCGTGTCCTATCTGCGTCACATTCTTGAATGAATGCCGTAGTTCAATACCGGCTTCACGTTGTTGTGTGGCCCATGGTTCTGGATATCGAGGGGTGTATATGCCTTCATAGATCAGTGCACCTATGTCTATCTCATCAATTTCTATGCTTTTGATGTGTAGCAGTTGGTCCTTTAAAATATCGCCTTTATCGTTGATCACGGTCTGATTCTTGCCCTTGCCTGACCTGTTGATTATCAAATTATAATCATTGTCCCCTTCTAGCTCATGTTTGAATTCTATGACGTCTGGCCTGTCTTCTGTGCCTGTTATATCACCTTTGAAGTGGCTCTTGTTATCGATCATGATCTCCGCATGCGGTGGCCGATCCCACATAGTGGCGTACAATTCTAATTTAAATTTTAATTTTTCGGTTCCCACTGAAATTCCAATCCTGCTGTCCTACCTGTGTATGGGATATTTACGTCGTCCCTGAACATCTCTATGAATAACTGGGTTCCGGGCACCTGTACCTTCATGTACTTGTCCGTGCGTTCTAGTACCTCTGCCTCTTTTGTCCTGTCGTTGTTCGTGCATGTTATCGTTATTGTTTCCATTTGTACATCCTTTCAAATTTTTCTGTGATCTCTGCTCTAGGTCCGCCCTGTGCCTCGAACTCATCTATGAACCTGTCTAGCAAGTTTGCCGCCAATCTCCTGTACTCCGGCAGTGCGTCCTCCATTAACGTCTTTATTGATGCCTGGGGTTCGGTCTCCACTATCGTTCCTATGGGCATGTGATCTATCCAACTGCCCGCCCGACACATTTCATTCTGAATCTTGTGCAGTTCTGGCGTGGGCATGAACGTAGACATCATCCTACGAGACTCGTCAACGAGTATGCACATCAGAGTGCCAAAGTAATTCTCTTTGTATATGTCTTTCTGCATTATTTCTTGATTGGTACGAACATGTCTTTTTCAAGATCGTATACCAGTCCGTGTTTGGTTGCGTTGTCAACTTCCTTGCCCTGTGCGGCGTACAATGCCTTCATGTCTTTCTTAGTCCCATCCTCGTTGTAGCACTTGGGGTTCTTCCAGAAAAGGAATCCACATGCACCATTGAATTTCTTCACATAGTTGAATGCAAGATTCACTCCATCCTTGCCGTCCTGTCCTGACACGTCCTGTCTGTACTCTGCACTGAAGTTGAACGTGGCATCTAGATCGTCTTCTGCTGTCTTGCTGTAGAAGAAGCCAAGGTTCTTCTCTTTTGTGCTCTGTGTGAGATCACTGTTGAAGTTCGTGTAGTTTATCGTGCCGTCTAGATTGACGCTTTCGGCTACTTCCAAGTCCATCGAACCCGATGTTACGTGACTTGGAAGTGAGAACGACCAACCGAAAGTTGTGTGCTTATCTTTGTGTATTTCATAAGCCAACCTGTAAGATTCTGTTTTCACATCTGAGAAGCCTTTGATGATACTTCCGTCTGTTGTGTTGATGTCTGTTTTACCTTTTGTGTAGTCCAAGCTCAACACGTTGTTGCCCAGTGCGTACTCGACACCTATGTTTCCAAAGTTTGTGTTGTTGTTATCACCCACTGCCAACGCACCATCTGAGGAGTTACCCAACCATGTCTCCTGTTCACTCATCTGTCCAATGCTTGTTTTCAGTTTGAAGTTTTTGTGTAGCATGAAGTTCTTACCCACGTTCACCGAGTAGTCACCATTGCCATTTTCACCGGTGTAAAATCCAAAGTTGTAGTTCTTGTCTAGGTCGTACTGTCCTCCCTGTGTGAACGTTCCATACATCTGCTGTGTTGGTAGGAATGTGTTGTTGTTTGCCATCAGCATGTCAATATCTGAATACTTCCTGTTGTCTTTGACTGTGAAGCCGCTACCTAGACTCATGTAGTAATCCCTGTCATAATCATCGATTACCATTATCTTCAAGTTTGATAAACTTGCGAATGCACTCGTTGATCCTGTAGCGAAGTATGTGTTGTTGAGTGAAGTCAATGTGCCGTCGACTCTGCCAGTAGTCGGTATGCCTGTTGCACCTTGCGGTTTTGTGGCTTCGTCTAGATCTAGCATACCTTGTCCGTGTATGTTGACGTCATAATTATTGATTTCTTTGTCAGCAGTGTTCAAAACAAGTTTCACTAGATTCTCACCTTGCATGTGTGGCCACATCTGATGCAGTATGCCCATAGCACCTGTGACCTGAGGAGCCGCCATACTTGATCCACCCATTGTTAGGTATCCGTCTCCAGCCGCACTCGAATAAACTGAATTACCTGGTGCTAGTATGTAGAAATCTGATGTTTTGTAGGTGTCATTACAAGCATTGTTCACTATATTCAAACACACGTGACCTGCTTTACTGCCTACTACCTGTCCATCCGCCTTGGTGCCGCCCCAGTTACCAACAATAATCATCTTGCCACCTAACACTAGATCGCCGTTGTTGTCCACCTCGGTCGCCCATATGCCTGGATCCAATGCGTAGTCATAATTCATTTCACCGTCTATGTATAGACCATTACCGGCCGAGTTCACCAAAACTATGTCATTGTCTGTGCCAACTTTCCAGTATTGAGCACCACCACCGCTGTTCATCCTGTCAGTGATCTTTGGTGCAGAGTATGTGCCATCGCTCAGTTGCGTGACTGTGCCGTAATGAAAGTTTGGGTTCGCTCTGTTGAAACTCATGTTCACCGCGACAATGTTCATGTTCTCACCACCTTGTTCAGTGGTGCTTTTCAATTTTGCGATGTCTTGCAGGGCCTGTGAGGCATAAGTCATGTGTGCATTACCATTACCGTAATAGTCAATGTTGGCACCAACAAGTTCAGCGTCAAAGGCCACTCCGTGGAATCCTGTGCCATCTCGTTTACCTGCAACAATACCTGCAACGTGTGTGCCGTGTGATTTATATTGTCCTTTGCTTTCAACTGTGTCATCTTTCCAAACATAGTCATTGTACCACTTGTATTTGCCGTCCAGTGCTTCGTGGTCGGTCTGTTGATATGAATCAATAACACCCAATACCGCACCCTTACCTGTCCAACCTTTTGCATAGGCTTCGTCGGCATTTATGATCGACTTACTGGTATCCTTGTTGAATTCTGCTGTATGGAAGTCACTTGCGGTTGTGCTTAGGCCTGTTGTCTGCGTACCTAGGTCCTGGTCGTCATCTGTGTATGCACTGCTCTTCAGTGTCTTGCTGGCCTGTGCTACGAAAACATCTTCGACGTCAGGCGTTAAGAATATGTTGGCCGTGACCACATTCTCCTTGACCGTTCTTTCAACTTCTTCGGTCTGTATGGTTTGCCAGTCTGTGTAAACTTTTGCCTGTGGTGTCTCTATGATCTCTGATGTGCCATCTTTGTATGTGACTTTCTTCCTTTTTGTTGTTATGGTCCATGTTCTTTTCTGTTTTGTTTTTGTATCTTTGTAGACCACGTTGTCCGAAGTAGTCCGCACTGCGGGTTTAGTCACCGTTGTTTTTCTCCAGTTGTCTACGATTACCCATATCTGGTTTTTTGTGCTTGTTGCTTCTGTTCTTGTTTTTGTGTAATCAACAGTCGCAGTTGATTCTGCTCCTGCCGAAACTTCTGGTTCATTTGCTGTGGTGCTTACGGTTGTTGTGACGGTGAGTATGCCATCAGTGCCATAAGCGGAATTCCATTCTGTTGTTGCATCACTCACAACGTCTGCAAGTGTCTCGGTGGTCACAATGGGATTTGATCCTTCTTGGTACTGTACCACGTCTTCCACTTTGGGTGTAAGTTCTGTTCTTGTTTCTACTATGCTACAACTTGGTGTAGTCGAAGTAACTGTACTGCCATCGGACGCTAATTTTGTTGTTTCGGTCCAAGTACAAGTTTTTGTTCTTACTACCTTTGTTTGTGGTGTAGTGACCTTAATAGTTCTTTTTTCCTTGCCGCCTTGTCCTTCTAGGGTCTCCCAGACAGAATCTGAGAAGTCCTCGACCGGAGTGCCATCTTCTGTTTGGTCATATGTAATTTCTGTTGAAGTTTTATCCTCAACTTTTTTAACTTGTTTCGATAATGCATACTCGACCGCACTGCCTTCTTTTTCTGCGGTGATGATTTCTTGTGCTTTGTCCTCTTTTGCAACTTTATTCAATTGTTCAACCGTGATTGTTTTACCTTCGGACACCCTTACTATGATAGGCTTTACATGGTCTCTCAGGTATTTCATGGCCGCATATGCTTCTTTGTATGAGTTGGAATTATAAATTCTGTATTTGTCAGCATCGCTCTGACTGTCTATCAATGCCTCTGATTGGTTCCAGAGTGCCTCTGCCTGTGAAAGTTGTGTCAGTAATGTGTTTGCTGTTGAGATGTCCTCCGCATCAGGTCCTGTGATTACCGCCTGCAGACCTCCAAAGTCACCACTTGAGATTGTTGAGTTGAAAGCCGATAATAAACTTGAATATGAACTTACGATAGAACTTGAACCTGATAAATTGGATAGATCATTTTGCACGAAGTCGTTGACCACACCTGGTGCACCACCTCCGCCACCTCCACCACCACAGGCAGTCAGTGCCAATGCTGATGATAGTGCTAGTAATGTGTTCTTTAATTTTTTAGTTTTTCTCAGGATCATGACAGCATACTCCCTGCAATGAAACCTCCCAATAAAAATGCGAAAAGGTATCTGGTTAAAATTGAGGATTTAGAGAATATCTTGTAGCCGTTTTCCCTAAGGCAAATAACATGGGCATCTATCGATTCCGCTGTTATATTCACATCAACTGTGTTGATCTGTTCTATGTCTTTGTCGTTCATGTTATTAGTATAACACGGAACAGGTATCTGTCAACTGAAGTTGATCTTACAAAAACCTAGTGTTTATGCGACTTTTTAATTGTTCAATAGTACGGAACTGATGGTTCCTGCTGTGACTGAAGTGGCTTTTGCCCTTACCCACACAAAATTACCTGTGAAATTGGCGGTTGAAATCAGGGTGCTTTGATCTGCCGTGAAGGTTGAACCGGATATGTCAAACCAATCATCTTCTGTTGGTGTTGTTGCCAGTGAACCCTGCATCTTGATCGAGCCTGTCATTGTTGAATTAACTTGGTATGCCACGGTGTGTACTCCATCTGGTTGAGAATAGTACCCATCGCCTTTGCTTTTGTCTGACACGAAACCTGTGTGATCTAGTGTTGTGGTAGTGGAACCATCTGATGTTTCTGTGGTCACTATCTCTTCCACCACAAGTTCTGTTGCTGAAGTCACTGTTTTCACGGTAAACGTTGAATTGTTATTTGTCGTTCCGGTAACTGTGATCAAATCTCTGACAGCGAATCCACTTAATGTAGTGCTGGTAGATGTGATTTTGTATTCCGTGCCTGTGGCAGTGAAACTAATATCTGTACCTGATACGTTTGCTATATGCGATTTTGACGCTAGTAGTGTGGTGCTTGTCTGTGCCATCGTTGTTATTTATTCAGTATTTTTCCTTTTGAATCTTGCTGTTTTCGGACCAAGTCCATACACAGCGGCCAGTTCGTTAGGTTCCTGTCCGTCCACTGTCAGTACATTGATGTACTTGATCTTGTAGGCTTTGCCGTCTGCTTCACCCAGTTCCTCACATACACAATGATCTTCATTCACTTTCCTCACTCTCAACAGGCTCCTTTTTATGACAGGAGATCCCATCCAGTTCTTTTGTATCATGCTTTCAACGATGCTCTGATCATTGAATATTTTGTTATCTCGTAGTTTTTTTATTGCTTCCATTTTTCACCTTTCTAAATTGAATTACTTTTTCTATTGCCTGCTGTGCCAACATGTATATCGGGGTCAGGAACTTCTCTTCTTTGACATAGAAGTAACCACCAAAGCAGTATGGAGACTTGTTCTCCAAGAAGTCTATGATGTTGTAGTTTGTCACCAAACAGTCATCAACGTTTCTCTCCAGGAACTCCCAAAGATTCTTCTTCTGTGCGTCCGTCATCAGTACCTGTGCATCTTTTTTTAAATAAACTTGATACTTGTACTTGCCGTGTGGCAGTCTAGTACAACCTACAGTGTCCTTGCCTAGGTCCTTGAACTTGGGATCAACGGTCTCTGAACCGATCCAGAAATCCCAGAAACGCTCTATCAGTTCCTGTGACTTGTCCAGGTCCGAGTAGAATATGGTCTTCCTGTCCTGCATTCTGAACTTCACGTTTCTCCTGTTGGCCATTATGAAACTGGCCAGATGGTTCATATCTGGTAGGTCCTTGTAGTCGTTCTTCAACTTTGTAAGGTGCTCATCCGTTGTGGGATAGAACATTAGGCTACCAGGCAGTCGGAACACAGTCTTGTGCCTGTACTTGCCGTAGTACAACTTATTGTGATTTTTTCTCATCAGACACTTTAGGTTTGAACTGTGTAAGTACTTCCTGTGATTTTCCTGCTTTGAAGTTCACAACCAGTTTTCCATCTTTTAGACTTACCTCAACCATGCCGCCTGACGTGAGTTCACCAAACAACATCATCTTGGACAACGGTTTCTTGATCTCATCATCTATCACACGTTGCAACGGTCTCGCACCAAGTTTGGCGTCAAAGCCCTTGGTCATCAAGAACTCTATGGCGTCATCTGTTGCATTCACTTCAACATCCTTCTCCATGGTCATTGTGTTGAGTTCTTGCAAGAACTTCTTGACCACAGACTTCATTGTGTCTTTGCCCAGTTTGTCGAATTTGATCACCGCATCAAGCCTGTTCCTGAACTCCGGTGGGAAGAACTTCTTCAGTGCCTTGTCGTCTTCGCCCGATCTCTCACTCTTACCAAACCCGATGTTGTTCCTCTCGTTCTCCTCTGCACCCAAGTTAGATGTCATTATCAGTGTTATGTTCCTGCAGTCTGCTTTCTTACCATTGGATCCAGTAACCGTACCGTAGTCCATCACTTGTAACAGCATGTTGGACACATCTCTGTGTGCTTTCTCGATCTCGTCAAATAGTACAACTGCGTGTGGATTCTTCTCCACTTCATTGATGAACATACCGCCACCCATGTTTGAGTCCTCATAACCAACATAGCCCGGAGGTGATCCAATCAGTTTAGCGATTGAATGTTTCTCTTGGTATTCACTCATGTCGAATCTAATTAACTCAACACCTAGTGTCTTTGCCAGTTGTTTTGCAGTTTCAGTCTTACCACAACCTGTTGGTCCTAGGAACAGGAACGAGCCAACTGGTTTTGTTAGACTCTTGAGGCCTGCTCTTGCAACCAGTATTTTGTCTGTGATTGTGTTAATCGCTTTGTCCTGTCCAAACACCTGCAGTTTCATTTTCTCTTCCAATGTCTTCAAATTACTTGCCTGTTTTTGTGACAACTGCTCTATGCTGATACCTGTCATAACTGATATCTCATGTATGATCTCCTCATGATCTATCTTGCCGTCCTTGATTCCGTTCAGTCTTAATCTTGCACAGGCAACGTCTATCACGTCAATCGCCTTGTCTGGCAGTTTCTTGTCTGCTATAAATTTAGTAGAGTAGTCCACTGCATCCTCACATGCTTCGTCGGTGATCGTGCAGTTGTGGAACTTCTCGTAGTATTGTTTCACACCTTTGAGTATTTTGACCGCTGTCTCTTTTGAAGGTTCTCCCACTTGTAATCTTTGGAATCTCCTCATCAATGCTCTGTCTTTTTCGAAATATTTTCTGTATTCTTCCCAAGTTGTGGAAGCAAGTACCTTTATTGATCCTTTCAGTAATGCAGGTTTGAGCATGTTCGCCATGTCCATGTTGTTGCCTTGCCCTGTGGCACCGGCACCCACTATCATGTGTGCCTCATCAATGAACAGTATACTTTTGCCTTTTTGGTCAAGTGCATTTACGATCAGTTTCAATCTCTCCTCGAAGTCACCTCTAAATTTACTTCCCGCTATCAGGCTGTTTACATCTAGGCTCCATACTATGTGGTCCTTTAGATATTCTGGTACGTCATCCTTGTTCTTTGCGATCCTTCTGGCAAGTCCTTCTACCACTGCTGTCTTACCAACACCTGGGTCACCCACTATCAATACATTGTTCTTGTTCCTTCTCGCAAGTATCTGCTTGAGATCTTCGGTTTCTTGTTCTCTGCCTATCACGGGATCTATCTTCTTGTCAAAATATTTCTGGTTCAAGTTCTCACAGTAACTCTTTAATATCCTGTCCGCTTGATTTGGTCTCAGTTTCTGTTCTGGACCACCCTCACCTGGGCCTCCCATTGCCGCCATGCCCTCGTCCAGTATTGTCTCTGTGGACACAAGATCGATCAGGTCCTGTTTGTTCACTTGATGTTTCTTTAAGAAGAATGCCGCGTAACTTTTCTTCTCTGAGAATATGGATATCAGTATGTCAACGGAACTCACATCCTGTCTGCCCTGGAACAGTGCCTGTGTGAACGCCCTGTTCATCAGTCTCTCCAGTGATGCTGTCTTCCTTGGCGTCATTGGTTCCTTGCCTTTGGCCACGATGTCATTGCACTTGGTGTCGAGGTAATCTTCCACGTCCTTGATCAATGCACCCACTTGTACCTTGAAGTCGTGTAGTACAGTGCCAATGTGTTGGTCCTTGATCAGAGACAGCAACACGTGTTCGATCGTGACGTACTCGTGCCTTCTCTTCTCTGCCTCTTTGACTGCGTTCTCGAATATGTTCTCTAGTCCTTCATTTGCTTCTAACATTTCCTATCCTTTGTTTGCCATTTGCCATCGTAATTTCGATACTCTTTTATTAAACGTAACACCGTCAAGGTGATCGAGTTCATGCTGGAAGCACTTGGACTCCATCCCGTCGAGTTTTGCGAATTCTGTTTTGCCTTGTGTTGTTTCATATTGTACTTCTATAATCTTAGGTCTCTCCACTTTAACAAATACATTTTTAAAAGAAAGACATCCTTCCACATCGATCACTTTCTCCTCACTTGCATTTATCACCTGTGGATTCCAAATTATAGCATGTTTTTGGAATGTGTCAAATGAGTCGTGACCTATCGCGAAGAATCTTTTGGTAATGCCAATCTGGTTGGCCGCAAGACCCATGCCACGTTCGTCCAACATCAATTTGATCATGTCAGATTCAAACTTCTCTTTGTCACCATAGCCTTCTATGCTGTCTGCTTCCGTCCATGCCGTGCTGGTCTGTAGCAGTGTCTCGTAGGGGTATTGGAACACTTGTATCATTTCACTATCTCCACGTCCGCTTCGGTCTCTATGACCACCCTCGCACCACAGGCCAACAACGGCTTGTCGTTGCCACCGTACACGATCTTGCTTGGTCCTTTGATGTCTACCTCGTGGCAGTAGGTGTTCTTGCTACCTTGCTTGATGGTGATCACGGGATCGTTGGTGCCGTGCTTCTTGTTTGCCCTGATCACGTGTTGATTCACGTGTATGTATTTCTTCTTTGTCCTCATAGGTCCTTTATCTTCTTCAAGTCCGCGGCACTCAGTTGCGGTATCAGTATGTGTATCTTCACATAAAGGTTACCACGTATGCCTATTGTTTTATGCACGGGCATTCCCTGTCCCTTGACCTGTAGTAGGGTATTGGGTTGTGTGCCCGACGGCACTTTAACTTTAATTATTTTGTCTTCAAGTGTCCGGAGATTGAATTCATAACCACGCACTGCTTGGAAACAGTCTATGGTCTTGTCCGTGTAGAGATCATTGCCCTTACGGGTGTAACCATCAGAATCCAACACACTCATGATGACCATTAGGTCTCCACGTGGTAGGTTCTTGATGCTGTCATCACCCATGCCTGCATACTTAAAGGTTACCCCGTGTTGCACACCCGCTGGAATGTTCACGGTCGCAAACTCTTCCCTGCCACTAGGCAGTTTGTAGTTGATGGTCTTCTCGCTCTTGGTCATGGCTTCTTTTATGCTTATGGCCATTCTCACCTGTACGTTTCTGTTTCCTCTTTGTTGTGTTCTATTCTGTCTGAATATCCTTTCTCCACCTGGCCCTCTTGTGAAGTTGAAACTGGTGTTGAAGTCCATGTCCCCACCGTTGCCGAATCCAGAGAAGAAGTCACCGAATATGTCCTCGTTGAAGAACGGGTGCTGTGCGCCTCCCGTGCCACCGCCACCAAACTTACGCATGGTGTCGTAGTCGTGTCTCTTCTGTGAGTTCTTCAGTGTGTCGTGTGCTTCGCTGATCTCCTGGAACTTGTCCTTGTCACCGCCCCTGTCCGGGTGATGTTGCTTGGCCAGGTCCTTGAATGCCTTTGTGATCTCCGCACTGGTGCTTTGCTCATTCACACCTAGCACGTCATAATAATTCTTCATTACTAATATTTTATACTAGATTGTGCGTTTGTCAACGCGGTGGTAATTACTTGCTGGATTTCGCCCTTGAGCCAGTGTAGAGTCCGAACCAGGCCGCACCTGCACCAACAACTATTGAAACAAGTCCTGACTGTTCCATAGTTGGAGCCGCTAGGTCCATGTACCATATCACCACTTTGTAAAGTAGGAATATGTAGGTTGAGATGAAAACCCTAGGGAATATTCTCCAACTGTCAACTGCTCTCGCTAGATGTATCAGTTTGGCATAAGGATTAGGTCCTAGGTCTTTGACACTGGTATCAACCTCTAACTCAACAGAAACCTTTTTCTTTGCTGTGTCAGTGCCTGACGGAACAACCAATTTGTCTTCTTTTAATTCTTCAGCCATTATTTCACACCTTTGATTTTAGCGTCTCTTTTTCTGTGTCCGTTCCAAGCAACGAAGCCACCGATCCTCAATGACCAGTACGCAAGATAGTTCATAGAGTAGAAACCGTTCACAATGATGTTGATGTCTCTGAAGATCTCGTCTGCTCTCTTCTGTGTCAACTCACCCATTGTCTTCTTTTTATTTGCTTCTAACAATGTTTTGTATTTGTATGCGTAGTCGTGTACCAGACCACCCATCAATAAAACACCGACTGGAGAGAAGAACGTCCTTAGGAACTTGGGAATACTTGCTCCATCAAATTGGAAGCCTGCTGGTATCACATATTCTTTTCCGTCTATGTTGTACTTCCAGTCATCTGTAAGCACCCAGTTCCTTGTTGATAACAACCACATGGCGATTCCTTTCCAGAATCCTTTGCCTTTGGTCTTGATCGGCACTGGTTGTAACTTTGGCATTCCTTTGAAGTTGAATTTTAAGTTTGGTTTTTGTTTTTTGTCAAATACATTGATAATAGCGGCGATGATCACGACTGCTATAAGCACAGTCCATTGCCAAAATTTCATTGCTAGTGTTATTAATAGTTCCATTTACTCTCTCCTCGTTTATGTGCGTATTTATTCGATTGCACCTTTGACAACACCTGCTTCTACCAGTTTCTTCCTGTTCTTCATGTGTTGTTTCTGCACGTCCTCTTTGGCTCCACCAAAGTACGCCACTGCGTGACCTTCCTTGCACATTATCTGTGATACCTGTTTGCCGTCTATGATGAAGTCTCCCAGCACCCTTCCGAACTTGCCCTTCATGTCTTCACCTTTCTTGCTGATGGTTGTCTGCAACACGGGGTTTGGTCCCAGCAGTGATTTAAGTTTTGCCTTCGCCGCCAATCCAAATTTCTTTTCGATCTTGTCTCTGGTCCTTGATTCCGGCGTGTCTATGCCCATGATCCTCACACGTTCATTCATCTGCCATATGCCGAAGCCCAGGTCGATGTCCACGTCCACGGTGTCTCCATCTACCACTCTCTTCAATTTAGTTCTGTACGTCCACATCTTTCTTCTCCTCTGTTCCTTCGTAGTATTTCTTGTATTCCTCAAGTAGGTTGTTTGTTTCCTGTAATTTCTGTCTGATCTGTGCGAAGTTCTTGGCCAGTAATTCGTAGTCCTTGTCCGTCAATCCAAACAGCACGGGATCTATACCCGCCTCTTCCAGTTTCCGGAACACCTCTTCCGCGTTCTCGCTTGTGATTATTATCCAACGTATGTCCTCCAAGGTCAATGGCATTGGTTCTGGTAGGTTCAATTTCTGTCTGGGCTCCTCCACAGAGAATATCTTGATCTTCTTCTCACCACCTATTGAGCAACCAGTGAGTGCCAATATCAGAAGCACTAGGATCATCCCTTTGAAGAAACTCACCCAGTAGGTTCCGTAGTGCGACATCTTCATGGTCTGTCTCCATTTCTCACACCAGTTCTTATGCCAGTCAATAATTTTATTCATAAGGTACGTAATTCGGGTTGGCCAATGATGGACACTCCGTATTGATCTCCGATTTCCTAGTTGCTTTTAATTCTGCTTCGGTGTGTTTGGCACCTGACGCCAACTCAACGCATCTCTTGGCGTTCACGGAACCTTTGTTCATGATACGTTCAATGGCCTCCGTCCTGTCTATGGCCAGTTTGCCGAAATCTCTTTTCTTCTTGTTGAAACGTTTATCTAGATCGTCTAGGTCCTTCTTGAACGTCATGACCAAGGCATTCAATTTCTTGTTGCTTTCCATTATTGCGTTGAAATCTTGTTTCTGTTGTTCAAGCAATTTTGTCTGCGACTCTATGCCCCGCTCCAATTCTATCTGGTTTGCTTTCAGGGTGGCGTTGTCTGCCCGCAGTTTCATCACATAGACACCCGCACCGGCTATACCAGTGATCAGCATTATGGCTATCGCCATTTTTATCGTAGAAAACATATGGTAATATTTATGGTCATTATATACCACTATAAGTAAATGCATGAATCAGAAAGTTCTGCCTCCGTTAAGAGGCAAATCATACGGCGGTGCATGGAGCATTCATGACCAAGAATCCACAGATTTTCTAAATTCGATAACTGTAGAAAAAGGCAACAGGAGTGCTTTTGTACAAGACTACCGTGATTGGTTCAGCAACAACAAGCATTTCAAGGGATTGGATTCGTACAAACACGTTGATTTCAGTGCGGGCACCACGGAGGCATTTGGCCAATTCTACTTCAGACATCTTGACAAGCGACTGCGTTTGCTCAAAGGCGAATATTTTTATCATTGGTTGATGGCCAGGAATTATTTTACCAGCAGTGCTGAGTTGGGCACAGAGCCATTATCTGAAGGTGATGTTGTTGTCATGAGTTGCCCGTTTTCAGGCACAGGCAATCTTCCTCCTGATTTCTATGATACACTATCACAGTGTGAGAAGTTGGAAATACCCGTGATGCTCGATCTGGCCTACATCAATATTTCATGCATTAATGATCTAGACCTGGATTTCAAATGCATACAGGAGATAACAACATCCTTGAGTAAAGTGTTTCCTGTTGAAAATCACAGGATAGGAATACGTTTGAGAAGAGACTTTTATGATGACAGTCTTTTTGCATACAACGAGAATGATTATGTGAACTTGTACAGCGTAAACATAGGACACAAACTGATAACCAAATTCAACAACAATTGGTTGTATGACAAGTATGAGACAATGCAAATACAAACATGTGACAGTCTCGGCATAGAAAAATCGGACTGTGTGATATTTGGACTGGCCGAGAAAGGCACTTTCGACGAATATCACAGGGGTGGTGAATACAATAGACTTTGCTTTTCTAGGAAATGGGATGGTAGGATAGATGAGTAGAGACTATTCATGGCTGGTTCCAATAAACAACGCAACTGAATTTGTTGACGAAGGTTACCAATGGTTACTTCACGAAGGCACTCCGCAGGACCAAAACTACAAGGCACACAACACCCTGCACTATCAAGTGTTTGATGTCAGTATTCCATATATCAAAGAGTTCGCTGAGAAAAGTTTTACGAAATACGCAATCTCTTTTATAAAACAAATGCCAGGCATGTCAATACCATTACACAAAGACCTCTATCATTTTTTCAAAACCAAACACCAATTAGAAGATGAAAAGGTTCTCAGGATCAATATTTTCCTAGATGACTGGAAGCCGGGGCACTATTTCGAAGCAGGCGGCAAACCATACGTGAATTGGAAACGTGGCGAATACGTTGTGTTAGACAGTGAACTGCCACACAGGAGCGGTAACATGGGAGACGTGCCGAAATACACAGCACAGGTCACTGGAGTGCGTTCGTAGATTTTTTAATTTATTTGATAAGTCCGTTTTTGTAAACAGTTTTACCATTCTCTTTCATGGCAGTAAGGATAGACTTTCTATTACCTTCAGATTTGTATGACACGTGTACCCAACCGGAATCAGGTATGCCTGGTGTGTAGAACTCCAGTATCAACTGATCGAAGTCGCAGTTCTCGGATATCCATTTGGCCACATCATAGTTTCCAGTTCCTGGACATTCTATGTCAACTGCCTCACCTTTGCAGTGTTGTGATTTGCTTGAACCACCTACCGCTTCGTTAAGTGCTGGTCCCCTGTATCCTGAGTTGATCACTGTTACACCAAAGTTGTCTCTGACTTTCTGTACGACATTTTCAAAAAGTGCTTTTGCATTCTCTAGATGTTCAGCACCCGGAGTGTTGTCCAGACCTTTCCTGGTTGCTGTCTGGCTTTTTGTGAATTCCGCTAGTGTGAAGTTTGTGCTTAATCTCATACACTTATTTATCAATAAGTGCGTATATTAAATATTACCAACCCGACTTGCTCATTAGAGCGGATTGGCCGTCCTTGCTGAAGATGAATTGATCTTCGGTGGTCTTGGTGATCTGATATGGACCAAAGTATTTGGTCAAGTACATGCACTCGCTCATGGCCGACTCGTCAAGTTTGAATGCTTTTACTTCGTTCATGATCATGTTGGTTGATCCGAATGCGTGTAGTTCAAATTTCAGTGTCTCATGGCTACCCTGCTTCTTGATGGACACTATGTTGTTGTCCAGTTTGAATTCCATCATCTGGAACTTGTCAAAGAAGGTCTGTGTCTCTTCCAACTTCATGCCATTGATCTTCTGTGCGTATGCTTCGGGTGTCCTGGGCAATATTTTTGCCAAGTTGGCCGCAGATGCCTCGAATGGTGTGACGTTCTTGTGGTAAGTGAATTCAAACGTTTCGATGTTTGTCAGTTTTTTGAGATCGTCTAGGAACTTCCTTACGTGTTGGTCTACCGCTTCCACTCTAGCGAACTCGACGAAGACCCTGTGTTTGCCATCTTCTAACGTTCCCGGTGTGGCGTCCGCGTCCAACACTTCCTTGTATCCGGTTTCTGCGAAACGTTCCAGGTCCTTGGCTGGTGCCATGCCATCCACAGTGAATGCCAGCACCATGATGTTCCTGTCCTCGCCCATCTTGGATTTGAATTGGTCCACAGAGAATCGTTTGGAAATGACTCCGTCCAGGTCTCCGGCCTTCAATCCTTCATTAACTAATGTCATCTAAACTACTTAAATCTCCAGAAGCCTGTGCTTGTTCGTCTTGGCTCTCGATCTCATCCTTGCCGTGTTTGAAATTACCAATCAAAGCCTTTGGCATCCTGATCTCCACAACCCATATGTCATGGGCGTCTATCTTGCCTTTTGTTGTGCCTGGCCTGTAGTCTTCTGGACCCTTGATCTTCCTTGGCTTCATCAATTCGTCTCGTTTGTAGGTCACCTTGCAACCCCGGTCAAGCAATCTCTTGCCTCCCGCAGGATCTGGCATCTTGTCCGCTGGCCACATGAATGAACATGTGACGAAGTGTCTTGAATCCACAGGACCTGAAAGCAATTCTCCGTCCTCCCAGTTCTGGAACACGTACACGTCTAGCTCGTCCACCACCCTCTCGAAGTCCTTGAGTATGCTCAAAGTGGGTCCTACGGCGTATAACGATTGTACGTTTTTGATTATGTCTAAGACGTCATGCATAGTGCTTATTTATCCTTAATATCTCGGTTGTAAAATATGCATACTTAATCTGGAAATTTGCGAGTAAGTATTTGTACATGAGTCCACAAAGACACATCAAATCACAATCAACCACAACCTACGAGGAACCTTATGTTATCATCAAACGGCCTACAAATGCGACCTTTATTCCAAAGAAAACTATGGAAACTAATGAGGAAGAAACGAGTGTACGACAAGCGTGTGAACTTGTACATGCAGAATCAGAACTGGCTGAAAATAAGGAAACAGAAGGACAGACGTAGACGTAGGATATTGATGAAATTATGGCGAGCCAGCCAATTGGCCATGCTCAAGCGTATGTACAATCAGGCTATTTGATGAACTGATCCATCGCTTCAGCGTACCACTGTCGGTAGTGCTGTTCTATACGTTCAAATGGAATCTGGTCTCTCTGTGCGACGGGTATACCCGGTAGTTCGTTCTTCAAAACCTCCTTGTTGATGAGATCAAGTACCACGGTGTATTCCAGCATCTTGCCTGGACCGATCTTTTTCTTGGACAGTTCAACGAACTCGTCAAACTTCTTGTCTGGTTTGATTATATACTTGACACAGAAGAATCTTTTCTTGTTGTGTTTACTACCCATTTGATAACCTCGCTAGTTTGATCATTACACTTGCTAAATTTATCTCAGGATCAGCAACAAATGAATGATCCACCAACCCTTGTTTTATAATCAGCACCGCTTTGTCCTGTGCGTCCTCATCTTTAGATATGATTTCCAAGTTGTCATACAACCATCTGTATATCTCCTCACACTCTTCTGGTCTCGCTTGGGCACAGACAAGTTTCCTTGCTTCTTGTATCTTGCCCTGCTTGAACAGATCTACCATCTGCAGTCTGTAGTCCTGTTGTCCTGAGTCGCCACTTGCTGGTGGCATAAGTTTTCCGTCCCTAGCATTCTGTTGTAACATGTTGATGCATTTCCTCATGTCAGGATAACTGGCTTTCACATATGTGTCCAGTATCTCTATGTCAGGTGTCACACCTTCCTGTATCAGTATCTCACATGCCCTTGCTGTGAACTCTGTCTTGTCTATGGTCTCCATGTGGAAGCCTTGGCATCTTGAATGCAGTGCTGGTATGACCCTATTGGGATAGTTGCAGGTCAATATGAATCTCGCTGAAGTGTGATACATCTCCATAACACCACGCAACGCCGCCTGACCATTTGGTGACATGTAGTCTGCTTCATCTAGCAACACATACTTGTATGCTCCAAATGGCATGATCTGTACGAAGTTGTTGATCTTCTCACGCACAGTGTCCACGGAGTTTTCCCTCGAAGCATTTATCTCCAGGATGTCATAACTGCTGACATCCAGTTCTCCAAACAACACCTTCGCTAGTGTGGTCTTGCCCACCCCTGGTGCACCACTCAATAGTAAGTGTGGGATCGCTTTGTCGTCAATCCAAGATTGTATCTGTTGTCTTTGTGCTTCGTCTCTGACCACGTACTCTTTCAGAGTCTTAGGTCTGTATTTTTCTACCCATAAATCTTTCATATGTGTTATATTACAGAAGTTTCCTTTGCTTGTCTATATAATTGTTCAGTTGCCATGTTTTTTCCTTTGGCCTCTACCTGTATGTCAAAGTTTTCTGAGAATGACAATGCCCAGTCATTTACCTTCCTGTTTGGTAATAGGTCCGAGTGTGCTCTCAGTTTCTGTTTCTTGCAACCACGCTCCAACAACATCTTGATGTCGTGCATCTCAGTGTGTGTTCGGTCTCCCAGTCCTGCAACCGCCAAGTGTTCATCTCTGGAATACGAGTAGTGCATACTGGGTCTCACACCACGCCAACTGTCTATGACTCTTTTTACCCTGTCGTCTGTTGCCTCGATGTATTCTTCATCTCTGATCCAATGGTGATGGATGTCCAGAACCAGTGCTAGGTGTTTATCTAGCATCAACGACTGTTCCAGTCCATGGCTCATCTCGTCATTCTCAATAGTGATCAGGTTCCTTGCTTCCTGTGATAGTCGGGGCAACACTTTTATGATTCCGTCTGGTCCTTGCTTGCCTGATATGTGTACGTTTATCTTGCAACCGTCCTGGAATGTTTTGCCGAAACCCATCCAACGTGCCATGTCCGCATGGTATTCAAATTCCTCTATGCTACGTTCAACGATGTCTGGAGTAGCACTTGACAGCACACAGAACTGGCCCGGATGGAAACTAACTTTTACACCTAACTTTCTCGACATCTCACCAACCGGTGCGAATAAATTTTCTAAGTGACTCTGTATGTTGGGTTGTTGCCACCATGTCTTCCAATCTTTCTCTGTGTAGCCCTGTAGCATCTCGCTACCTAGCCTGACCATTCTACGTTCGGGTGGCAGTGTGCCCACACGTTCTATCAGTCTACGTGCGGCCGTTGTGTTGTGGGTCATGATGTCCCACTGTCTCTGTTCGGCCTCATCCTTGTGTTCACGTAGCCAACGCATGGTTGTGCTTCTGCCGTTCAGTTCCCTGTCCTTGGCGTTGACTTTCATGCCGCCAAACTCCGACTCATTGTTGAGCCATTTACAACAGAAACCAAAACGTTGTACCATGCTTATATTATAACAGATATTTTTGTAATGTCTACTCTTCTAGAAGTGTCTGCATCATGGCCCAGTGTCCTATGATGTTGCTACAATCCAGTTTGAAGCCAAACTCTCTGTCTATGTCTCGTAGGATTTTGTTGGCCTTGGCCATGCTCAACCCTGCGTTGGCTGGTAATTGTAGTGCGTTCATTGTTTTCCTTTTGAGTGCTGTTGCGGCCTGTACCCTGTGCCATCCATCTGTCAGTAGATAGTATCCCGAATCCTTTATGGGTGTGACCAGTATTGGATCCCACACACCATCCTTCTTTAACTTGTTGATCCATGTTCTCTTCTCTTTATTGAGTGGACGTACTGCACCTAGGCCCATCTCTGCCATGGTGACCAGTTTGCTTATTTCTACTTTGATTTTTTTAATCTTAATCGCTTTCATATTGTATGTAATCTATGTCCGTTATTATTTCCCATCCAGGCCCACGTGGGAATGGTCTTCTTTGTGGGAAGTCATTCTCATTTGAGATCTCTCTGTACTTGTTTGCACAGGCTGGACCACAGAAAGGCCTTATCAGCCTTTTTTCGTACTTTGTATCGTGTATGCTGTCGTACCAGTATATTGCGTTTGTGAAAGTTTTCTTACAGACGTAACAGGTGTGATTAATCATTGCCAGGCAGTTTGGTCATCTGACTAGCACCGCCCATGTTGATGTACCCTGCTTGTTTAGAGTTGAACTCCGGCTCGTCATCCGATACAAGTAAGATGTCATTCTCGTCAATCATTCTTACTTCTAGTTCCACGCCCTTTTTCTTGACCTTGAATCCTCTGCTCCAACGTCCATGTGACACCATGACCCATTGTCCCACTGTGACGTCTTCCTGCTGATCACCGATTGCATAGACCTTGGCCCATCTAGGGTGTATGCCTGATTCTGATCCGTCGTCGTCTGTGAGTATGATACCGCCCTTGGTCTTGGTCTCACCAAAGTGCATGTCGGAAACCAGCACTCTCTTCTTGAGAGGTTTGATGTCGTTGTCAACGGTGTATTGTTTTCCACCGTGTGATCCGAAGCCCTTCGCTTGTAAATCTTCTAGTTGTCCCATTATAGGATTATTTTAACAGATTTATTCCAGTCCGTCAAGAGCCGCGTCTATGCCTTTTTTGGCTGTGCTCTCTGTTTTTGGTTTGAAAGTTTCCACTGGTGTTGATTCAACTGGTTTTGTAACCGTCTCTACCTTAGGCTCCACCTTCTTGGGCTGTGGTGCAACGGTTTTCTTTGGTGCTGGCTTACTTGCCACAGGGGTCATCTTCTGCACTGTCTTGACAGGTTCTGCCTTTGGTGCTGGCATAGGTTTGCCTTTGACTGGTGTGTCACTGACCATGCCCTTGGGTTGTTCGTAGTACTTTTTGATCACATCTGCTTTGGGTGTGATCACCTGTCCACCTGCTCCCAACACATCTCCCCTTGCGTTGACATTCATGTTACCAACTGCCTGCACTGATTCGTTGGCCGCTCTAAGTTTCTCTATGTCCACCATACGTCCCTGCATGGTTCTGTACATTCTTTTTCTGGGTGCTCTTGCTACCATATCTTTAAACTCCTATATAATTACTTATCATCTAAAAATTTACACTATTTTTTTACAATCTTACCAGTGACCCTCAGGGTCAACCTAGGCCAATAACCAAAATTTGCACTGCCATGCGGCAACTCAACGTTTTTCCAAGCAATTACATCACCCTGTTTCCATGTCAAAAAATTATCTCCCATTTGAAAACACTGTCCAAGTTTCTGATCTTCCAGCATTATCAACCATCGTTTGACTTCGTCTTCTTGATCGGGACTGTCGGCAAACACATTGGACTTGAATCCATCATAGTGCAGTGGAAATACCTGCCCGGGCTGTTGCACAGTGAAGTTTATGTCGGCGGTGTCCCAATCTATGGGAAAATAGTCACGTATCTGTTGTATGGTTTTCTTCCTGGTGACCTGGTCTGTGCAGTCATAATACAGACCACGGCCTGCGGATTCTCGCAGTTGATCGTAATCTGGGTCGCTCAACCAAGACTCTAGCGTTTCTTCATCTATGTCCACGATGTTTCTGTAGTAGGTATTCTTGTATCTATTGGTACTTGCTTTCTTATCAAACCACTTTACCTTTGCAAAACGGTCTTTTTGCAATAGGGAGATGACCATGTTGTGTACGTGATTGATCTTGTCAGAAGGTATGTTGAAAAGTATGACTTTGTCAGCACTGGTAGTTTTTTTTACTTTTTTAGTGTGAAAGTTGTGTTGGAATTCAAACCATTTCTTCATTGTGTTTTTACTTACCTATGATGATTATCTTAGGAATTCTTTTATGTCTAGGTCATACAGCATGGGATTGATCTTGTGTACCCCGATCAGGAACAGACAGAAACTGGCCACACTGGATCCTCTGCCCACTCCCCAAACTACATTGTTGGCCCTCAGTGTGTCTATGAAATAGATCAGGAACTGTAAAACTTTGATAAAACTTTTCTTCTCAAACAGATCATACTCCATCTGCACCCTCATTTTCTCTTCATCATTCTGGCATTTGTCCAACAACCATTGTAGCACATTAATTTGATAATACTTGTCAGGCATGTGCCAGTTGTCGCAGTTCTCTTTGTCGAATATCTCAGGCGTTGGTCTCTCGGGTGCCGTGTTGATCACGGGTAGGTCTATGCCCAGTTCCTTGAGGCTGTCCGAATACTTGTCTATGTCGTTGAAGTAAAGTTTTGAAATGTCAAATTCTGGATCGGTGTACAGCAATTCGATCACATCCTCTTCCGAGAATATCACATCACCGTGGTCATTTATCTTTGTCTTTGCCGCCATCTAGTACCTTTGGTTGGAACTCAAATATTTTAGCATGGTACTCGTGCTTCTTGTCAACAGGAATCTCATGATTGTTCCAACTGAAGTGTCCTGTGTAGATGCCTTTGTCGAGTTCTTGATCATATGTTGCCGTGTCCGCCCTCAACCACCATGGATCAAATTTGCTGAACTTCGCTGAGAACCAATCGGGCCTATCTAACAGTATAAGCTCTTTGCTGTCTTTGTCAACCGTGTAGGTAATACCATCTCCCTGCCACGAGCTCAGTTCTATGTGATTGATCACGATCTTGCTGTCCAGTATGCTGTTGGCCTTGCAGAAACACACCGCGGCCATGATCTGGTCATAGGGTGGCTTTGGTAATTCAATGAATCTATTCGTAGTGCTTTTCTTCAAGGTATGATAGAGCGGTTCGTCCCTCCAGGTTGTGATGGTGTTCGCGAAAACCTGTTCGAAGAGATTTTTCAATCTCTCGAAGTATTCCGTTTGCTCTTTGAGACTGGCAGTGTGTGGTGTCAGTGATATGTTCAGTTTGTACTCGTTGGCGAACAGTTCACCGTCCACTATGATTATGCTTTTGAATTTTGTCTTCCAAGTAAACGTGTTTGACATCGAAACTATTTACTAGTCGATGTTGACCAGGTCGCCTAGGTCTGGTTCGTTCCTCAATTTCTTGTTGTTCTTGTGCCACTCTTCTATACGCCTCTGTCTGATGGCGTCTTGGTATGTTCGCAGTGCCTGTTGGAGATTGAAAAGCAGTTCAGGATTACGTCCACGCCTCGCTATGGCCACTTTCCTGTTTAGTTCTTTTATTCTTTTGGAGATGTCCTCTTCGGACATGTTGCCTATCTCTTCTTGTAATGGATGGAAGTACATAAGACTCCTTAATTATTAAGCGTACTGTTTGCCCAACTGGTGCATCAATACTGTTGTGCCACCGTCTGGCGACATTAATTCATACAGCACTCTCCCAATCCCTACTGAGATCTGATCTGAAGTACCGTCACTGCCGGTTACATTGTCCGCTTTGATTATGGCACTTGGGAATGTCAATGTTGATGCCGATGGAGCCACTGTCAAATCTAGGATGATCCTACCCAACGCTCCTGTTGGAAAATTTGTCAATGTAAATGTGGTGTCTGCTGTGATGGTAAGTGTTTGGTAATGGCCATTTCCGTGATTTAATGTCACTGATCCGCTAGAAACAGAACCGTGTGCATATATTGTTTCTGAGTTATTTTTAAATTTGGCTCGTGTAACTTCGTTGTTGGTGAAGTCACTAGATGCATTTAGGTTTGCCTTGTTTGTTTGGAGATTTTCGATCTCGGTCTTTGCTTCCGTGAAGTTGTTTTTTATCTCGTTGAAGTTGTCCCTGAAACCCTGTGAACTATTATCCTGTCCTGCCTTGGGATATGTTCCGTCTATGTTTCCTGGTACTATGTTGCTAGCCATTATTGTATTCCTTTGTCTCTAAATTTAAGATATTTATCGTTGCTTCTCTCCACCTTTATTATTGTGCCTGCCGACGGCACTTCTTTGGTAAATGTGATGGTTGTCTTCTTGGTTGTTGTATCGTGCGTGAGCGTGATACCCAACTCATGGTCAGCCGATCTCAGAGTCCCATCTGCTGTCAGGTAAGTTGGTTTGATGTTGTTGTCTGCTGTTACGCCTTGTCCCACGAACACTGTGCTTGTTCCTTCTTTTACAAGTATATCTTCCTCGTGTATCAGTTCATCAACCACGAAACTGGTTGTGGTCCCGTCTGCTGTGAATGTATCTGTCGCAACTTTACTGGTGCTGACCACATACCTGTCTATGGTGAATGCTATGTTCTTGAAGTTCAATGACTTGTCCTCAATCCTCTTCTTGACCAGTGCTGATGTTCCCGGTTTGCAATAACACACAGGCACTGCCATCACGTATCCCAGTGGTGCGAGGTCACCGGCCTGTGTGGTCTTCATCCAAAGCGGTAGGTAATCCCATTCCTTGTGTCCCAGGCTCTTCATCCTGGACCTCATGTTGGCCACAGCATTAGGATATAGTGTTTCTATAACTCCAAGATCCGCACTCAGTTGGTTGGCGTATCTGACCTTTGAACCTGACGTGCTGAAGGCAAGTCCTCCATCTGTGGTTACTTCATAGTCCACATAATCTGCGGTAGCGTTCATGCTGGATGCCCTAGGTCCCAAAATTGGTTTGGTCACAACATCTCTCATGTTTATGGAACTAGAGACTGCAACACCATCTTTGTTTACCATGTTGTCTTTTATTTCAAGATAAACGACCTCATACTTTGTTGTCGTGCCTTCTTTGGCCACAGCCGTCTTCAGGTCTCCGAAATACAAAGTCTTGGGAGCATGGTTCTGCTCCATCTGTTGTTGGAATGTTGTCAATGTCTGTGCTTCCAATCCTGACATCATCAACATGTCCGGTTTGAGCCTCATACCAAAATTTTCATCCTCTGGTCTGAATATGTTGTCCACAGAGTTGATGTTGGGATCCTGTGCTATGTTGTAGAATATGTTTTGGTCAATGAATGATGTGGCGTGTCCTGACATGTTACCATACTCCGTTTGTGTGAATGGTATGTCTATGTTCACAGTGAATTCCTTAGATGTGGCCGCCGACTGGTACTGGTCACTCACCGTGACTGTGAATGTGTAAGCCCTAGTTGAATCAGTGAAGTCGCTTGGGTCTATGGTACCCACAAGATTTCCTTGATTCGATAGAGTGATTCCCGGAGGCAATGATCCCCTTGTGACTGTATAACTCAGAACACGATCTGGTTCATCGGTAATGGCTTCTATGTATAAAAGGCTTGGTATGTCTGCCTTCAATGTGCCTATCACGGTAGGTGTGGTAAATGCTATTCCTATGTCTAGTTCACCAATCACCTTCATAGTGAAATTCTGGTCAGTAAAAACGTTGACACCTGTTGATACCACCCTGTTGGCCCTGACCGTGAACGTGTAGTCAACTTCCACTGCCGATTGTCTTGCTAGTTGTCCATACAGTTCACCTGAGTTGACGTCTATGGATACTCCAGCAGGCAAAGAGCCTGACTGTATTGAATATTCAAGATCACCTTGTAGAGGATCAAAGTCCTCAACATCAATTTTTATGACCAAGGCATTGTCATGTCTAAACGTTCCTAGATCGGATCCTGTCCTGAACACCGGTCTCCTGTTACCACTTAGATCCATTGTCAATGGGGATCCATCGATCTCTGTCATGTCTATGGTTATCTGTGAATTGGACACTCTCCAATAATCCGCAGAGTAGACGAATATACTGTTGTTCTGCTCTACGAAACTGGTTCCATCTGATACCCTGACTATGAAATCAAAATTTTTGCTGATGCTTTTGGTAGTAACGGTTTTGTCATAGACAACATCATCGTAGTCTTCATTGTTGGCATCAAACCCACCACGTTCACCAAACTTCTGATCTTCCGTTAGTTCAACGATGCCGGATATCAATCCAGATTTGCTCATGGTCACGCCCGGTGGCAGTGATCCTCTGACGATTTCATAAACCAGGTTCTGTCCCGCCGCTGTGTCTGTATCTGTGGCCTGCACTTGGAATGATACACTTGAACCATCTATGACCCAATACAGTCCTACACTTGTGGAATCATCCAAACGTAGTTGTCCTGAGGCTGTTGTGAATGTGGGTGCGTCCGCACCTTGAACGTCTAGTGAGAAAGTCCTGTCTGTGACAGCGGTACCGGCCGTGGCTCGCACGACGAAGGTGTAAAGAGTTCTTTTGGCAACCTCAGCCGGAGTACCTGTCAAGAGCCCGTCTGTGGTGACCTGCATTCCTGCGGGTAGGCTCCCTGCTATCACGGAGTAAGTGATGGCCGTTGAATCGCTGGTGTTGGCCTCTAATTGTAGGCTGTATGCGATTTGCTCGTCTATGGTTGCAATTTTACCTGCCGTGGTTGTCCACACTGGTGTTGCCATTACTTTACTCCTTACACGGGTATTTATTGGCGATTACCGGCTATTATTCTGTGTACGAATCCAGTGTTCCAGTTGCTGTCGCAGTCCCTCACGTGTGATCTTGTCCTGCTCACGTCGTATGGACTCCTCCAAGCGTTTGATCTCGGAATGTGTAGACTTGTGCCTGTTACGGTCGTTCCTGTGTTTCCTCATATTCCCCTGCTAAGGATGTTTTATGATCTATTAAGATTCGTCGTAGAACGGAATAACTCTCATTGTTCCGGCGATCTTGATCTTGATGTAGCCTGTTGGCGTTCCTGGCAGTGCTGATGCACCTCCCGCCGATCCCACGGTTGACTGTGTTGCCGTGTTAAGATCTATAACTCCAGTACCCTGTGTGCTTATTGACAGGTCACCATCTGACGTATCATTTTGTAATGCGTCTGCCCTCACAGTTGTGGCTTCCATCAATGTGAAACTGGCCTCCGCGGCAGTAAGTATCCCTCCTGCCGAAACATTCTGTCCCGCCGCCGGGGAGAGCGTTATACCACCCGATGTTGCAGAAATTGTGTTGCCGTCTAATCTCAAGTTGTCAACGTTCAGTTGTCCTGTTGTCGTCTGTGTACCAGTTGCAGTGATAGGACCAGTCAACACGATCGCTCCTGTTCCTGCAGGATCAATGTTGATATCACCGTTTGTGTCCGTTGAGATCGTTCCGTCTGCTGATATGTTCAAGTCACCAACGTTGAGAGTGCCTGTTGTCAGTGATCCAGAGATTGTCTGGTTTCCAGTGGTTGTTATGTCTGCCGTGTTCAACGTTCCTGCCACTGTTGCGTTTGCTAATATTTTGGTTTGTCCTGTGCCACTTCCATCTAGTTCTAGATCTGCGTTTGAGGCGTTGGCTTTGATTGTGTTGTCCGTTATTGTGACACCATCAATTGCAACAGCACCGGTCATGGTTGCCGCGTTTATCGTTGGGTTGGTTAAAACTTTATTTGTAAGTGTTTGTGAACCAGTTAGTGTGACTACGGTGCTATCTATTGCTGTGGTCACTGTGTTGTTCACTGCTGATGTTGTGATTCCTGTCCCGCCTGAAAACTGCATCACTTCTGAATCTAGATCAATGGAATTTGTAGTAGAGTCATCCGCTGTAAAGTCTAAATCTTGTGCTGTAACCTGTGAATCAACATAAGCCTTGATTGACTGTTGTGTTGCAAGTTGCGTGGCACTGTCTGTTGTCATGTTGTCTTCGTCTAAAATACCTGTGACAGTTGCTCCTGTCGCCAGTGCCAATGATGTTCCAACTGACAATGTGCTACCAAGGGTGGTTGCACCTGGGACGTTGAGTGTTCCTGTGGTTTGAATATTTTCCGCTATGGTAATCTGAGTAGAGTCATCGGAACTCAAGGTCGTGCCATTGAATTTCAATGCACCCAGTTTGATGCTTCCTGTGCCGTTTGGTGTGACAGTTATATCACCGTTCGTGACACCTGTTGTTATTGCGAAAGTGTTTACGTTTAAATTTGCATCTAATGTGTTGATGTCGTTGTCCGTACCGTAAAGTTCCACGAAGTTGTCGTTGATCTTGTCAAATGCTGTTCTTAACGGATCACCCGTGCCGTCGTTTGCACTTGATCCTATGTTGATGTTCTGTCTAGCCATACTTTATATTAATCCTTTTTGTTATGGGTATTTATCTGTAATTCTATAAACCTAATGTAATTATTAGATGTCTATTACTATACGTTGGAATTTGAACACAGTGCTATCATCAGTGATGTTTGTGACTTTTACCTGCACATCGTCACCACTTATTCCAACAGAGAATTCCGCCAGACCTGTGCCATGATCACTCACTGAACCAAATGTTGAAATGTATGCTGTTGAGCCATCGTGGATCACATTGGCTTCTACCAATTCATATCTACTGTTTGTCGCATCAGTGGCAGATATAAAATATTTTGCACTTCTGTATACAGTTTTATCAAATGTATTCAGCACTGATGTTGTAGAACTGGCAACCGTGGTAGTGGCATCCGCTATATCAGAGTGTGAAAGTGTGGCACTTGCAGTTGCAAAAGCAAGGTTACCTGCACCGTCTGTCTTTAAAAATTGTCCTGTACTTCCGTCTGATGTTGGGAAGTTGAAACCACTGATTCTTACTGTGCCTGTACCGTTGCCTGATAGTTCTAGGTTGGCATTTGATGCATTTGTTGATATTGTGTTGTCTGCCAGTGTTACTCCGTCTATAGTCAACGAGGCCGTTGTGCTCAATGTTGTGAATGAGCCCGCTAACGGTGTCGCACCACCAATTACCGTGTTGTCTATTGCACCGCCATTGATGTCTGCTTTGGCAATAACCACCTGTCCTGTACCTGCTGGTTCGATGACAAGGTCTGAGTTTGATTGTGTGGTTTTTATTTCATTGTCTGTGATGTTTATGTTGGAGTCAACAGTTAAATTATTGATCACAACAGATCCCGTTCCTCCTGGAGTAAGGTTTATATTGGCATTTGAACTAGATCCGATTGTGTTGTCATTGAAGGTCAAATTGTCAATTGTGGTTGTCCCTACCAAACTTGTTGTGCTTGTAACATTCAATGTTGAAAGAGTTGTCAATCCTGAAGGCACCGCCAGAGTAGATCCAAGATTTGTTGCACCTGAAAGTGTTGCGTCACCTGAGACATTTATTGTCCCGTCGACCACCAGTCCGTCATTTATGTTGATGATTGAAGAATCATCCGAACGCAATGATGTTCCTGCTATCTTGATTGCTCCAAAAACAACAGAGCCTGTTCCGTTGGGCAACAAGTTGATGTCGTCATTTGATCTTGTGCCTTCTATGTTATTATCGTTAATCCTTATGGCAGGAAATGAAACTGATCCTGTACCTGCGGGTTTGAAAACAATATCGTCGTTTGATCTTGTTGCACTGATCTCGTTGCCTGAGAATAAAAGATTACCAGAGAACAATGGTGATGCATAAAGTTCATTAAAATTGTCATTGACCTTGTCCATAGCGACACGTAAAGTGTCACCTGTTCCATCGTTTGCATTAGATCCTATGTTTAGTGTCTGCTGAGCCATTGTTATGCTTCTATTACCCTTCTAATTACTTTGACCACGTGGTCATTAGTGTTATTTATTGTGCCCCTGATTCTTAGATTTCCACTATCTATATCTGCTGTCACTGTTATTAGTCCTGTAGATGTTCCTACGTTACCGAACGTGCTCGCATATGCAGTGGATCCGTCATGAACAACATTCGCTTCGAAAAGCTCATAGTTTCCGCCGATGGCATCCACTACCTGTACGTTGTATTTGGCGACTCTGTATGTTGTTGCAGAAACAGAATCTAGAGTGGCTACTGCTGTAGATGTACCTGCACCTCTGGTCAAGTTAACTCTATATGCGTTCACCGTGGTAGAACCACCCGAAGTAGATGTTGCTGAAAGTGTTGTGGTAGAACCTGCATGTCCAACAGTCAATAGAATCTGATCTGTGCCTTTTGTTGATGTAAGTCCATACTGTGTCACGAATGCGTTCGTGCCATCGCTCACAACAGCCGCTTCACAGATTGCCGAGTGACCTTCAGAAGCGTTGTGTGACACAATAACGTAGTGTGCCGCTTGGTATGTTCCTGTGTCGAAGGTGTCCAATGTTGTAGTTGCACTTGAAACAGTCACGTTCCCAATCACGTTGATGTTTGTTGAACTTCTATCTGCTTCGTTGTCCGCCAATCTAATTCTGTATGCGTGTACTCGTAAGTTTGGTTCTAGTCCTGCCGCTTTCAACTCAACATTCGCACCATTTATTGCGGCTGTCAAATTAATTAGGTCGTTGTTTCCTGTGTTCACTATATTGTATGTTGAAACAAAAGCATCTGTGCCATTGTGCACCACACTCACTTCACAGTTCATCAATTCTGTCTTAGATGCGTTGTTCACAGATATGTAATACTTGGCTCCCCTGAATGACCCGTGTGCCCATGAATCTATGACTTCGCTAGCACTGTCCACGTCTGTGTTGATCACTACTGCCGCTTCGTCTTCACCTGCGTATCCTGTTGAGTCATCATCTCCGAGTCCTATCCTGTAAAATGCAACTGAGTTCTCGGGTGAACTCCCTGTGCCAAGCAATCTTACAATACCACTGTTGATGTCAGCGGTTGTTATGACATGATTGTTTGTTCCTGTCTTGGCATCTATAGATGTTGTTATGAAAGCATCAGAGTTGTTATGTACCACGGAGTGTTTTGTTACCTCTAATTCATTACTGGCATCATCTCTGTTAATTGCAAGATACCATGCACTGTCATACTTTGATGTTGCCCAACTGTCTTGCACAACGGTACCTGATTCTATCCTGTCGTGTGTTCCTGTTGCTGTGACATGATCTATTTCTGTCAATGATGAAAAAGATATCGTTGTTGAATTGTCTTGTATGTCTGACACACCTAACAATACAGGCGAAGTGAACCAAGAAAGTTGGTTATTTCCGTCGGTCTTAAGCACCTGTCCCGTCTGTCCGTCTGCATTTGGTAAGTTTATTCCATTTATTTTTACATATCCAGAACCATTGGCCTCCAGTTCGAGATTATCATTTGATCTGTTTGCAGTGACAGTGTTATCCGTGATCGTGACACCATCCGCAGTGACCGAAGGATCTGTAATTGATATCGATGTAAAAGTTCCCGCCGCTGGTGTTGTGCCACCTATCACTGTGTTGTCCACTGTGCCCGCGTTCAAGTCTATTTTAGACACTTGAACTGAACCTGTGCCGTTTGCTGACAACATGAAATCATCATTGGACTTCGTGACCTTGATCACGTTGTCTGTTAAATTTATACTTGAATCTATTGTCAAGTTAGACACATTGACCACACCCGTGCCACCTGGTGTTAGGTTTAAGTCTGCGTTTGAACTAGTGCTGATTATGTTGTCATTGAAAGTGAGATTGTCGATAGTGGTCGTGCCAACAAAAGAACTTGCACCCGACACTGTCAATGTAGATAGTGTTGTTGTGCTTGTGACATCAAGTGTGGAATTCACAGTCACCGGAGATGAGAAAGTGGGAGTGTCGGCATTCAATGTGCCATCTACCACAAGATTGTCATTTATGTTTATAATACTAGAATCCGTGCCAACTATTGATGTACCGGAAAATCCTACTCCGTCTATTACCACTGACCCAGACCCACTAGGGACGAATTTAAGATCATCATTTGTCCTTGTGGACTTGATGTTGTTGTCTTCTATGGTTATCCCAGGGAAAACCACATTTCCTGTGCCCGATGGTTTGATCACTATGTCGGCGTTGGACGCCGTTGTGCTGATGTTGTTCTGGATTACGTCTATGTCTGACGCAACAGAAGGACGTAGGAAAAGTTCATCGAAGTTGTTGTTGATCTTGATGCCCGCACCCCTGATGGTATCGCCCGTGCCATCATCTGCTATTGCACCGATGTTGATTACTTCCTGGGCCATGTTATATGCTCGCTAGTGTGATCTTTTTCCATATCACTGTTGAACCATCATAGTTCGCAGTGCATACATATAAATTTGTTGCGTCCCAACTGATCGAACCAGCCACATCACCTGTGTTTCCCACCGCGGTGGCGGTTTTCGTGGTCTTGATCACAAGCCTGTCTGCTTCTATCTGTACCTGTCCTGTGCCGTTTGGATCCAGTATAATGTTTCCGTTTGTGTCAGCACTCAAAAGGGTGTTGCCCGACATCTGTAGTTCACCGGCCAACTCAGCGAAATTGCTGTTGACCTTGGTCATGGCGGTACGTAAAGTATCGCCCGTTGCTGGATTTCCCGCTGTTCCTGTGTCTATCGTTAATCTTGCCATAATGTGTTATTCGTATTTATTAAATAGTAATATGTTCATAGAAACCCTGAAGACGATGAAGTTGTACAAGAGGGAGAGCAAACTGGGTACCATGCACAACTACCACAGGAAGAAACTGATCTATGTGTTCAAGTGCGATGCCTGTTCAGAGACGTTCATGAGGCCCAAGAGCAAGGTGGATCCAGATCGTGCTTCAAACGACTACAAACACGTGTGTAATAACTGTGATTCCAAGAAGTTCGCACAGAGCGTGGGTGTCAAGATGCGTCGGGTCTATCAGTTGGACGCCAGCAGTACCAAGACCCTATAACTGTTTCCACCGGATGTCGTCACGTGATCCAGTGATCCATCTCTGTAAATCTGCGTAGATGCCACACTTGATGTTGGGTTGGTCGAAGTACCAACGCAGGAACGGATTGCCTTCCAGGTATTCCTTACGGTTGATGAAATAGAAATTAGTTCCGGGGAATTTACGGAAAATCTGACGCAGTTGATACATCCATTCATATTTGAGATATGCTTTCATGCTTTCACGTCCTGGATAGTTTTTGGAATCCTTGTATATGTTGTTCTGTATCCTGCTGGGCGTGTCCATCTCCCACTGCTGGGCACCCATTATGTCAAAGGCCATAATAATGATGTTCTTGATCCCTGATTCCGCCGCCATCAGTACAGCACTGCAACCAGAGCCTCTGGCCGTGGAGAAGTCTTTGGTCTTGATCTTTCCGCCCTTCTTGATGTTACCACCACGCCAGACCCTGTATATCTTCAGTCCATCAGGCACGTCTGTTTCCCTGTCACCGTCACAGATGTAGTTCCACTTGCTGATGTCATCTATGCCGTGTATGTGCGGAGACTCTTTGCCGTCGTTGTGCCATTGTGATAGTTCTTCAAACATTTCAGGACTGACACCCACTATGTGATCACAAAGTTTGGGATGATCCCTGTATATGGCATTACAACCATACACCGTTCCTTTGTCTTTTAAATTTTCTATTGGGAAGATATTTCTTGATTCACCGTTGCCTATTATGAAAGCGGTATCCATTATATGCCAAACGACTCTCCACAACCACAGGCGCTGGTACTGTTGGGATTTGATATCTCGAACTGTGAGCCAAAGGTCTCCTCGACCCAGTCGATCTTCGTACCCATGACATAAAGCAATGAAGTCTCATCAACTACGAACCTGCCAGTGCCCCAATCTTCCATGTGATCGCCCTGTGCCACACTTTCCTTGGTGTCTGCGAATCCCCAGTCGTACTTGAATCCCGCACAACCTCCGCCCAACACTGCCAGGCTGACTGCGTACTTGCCAGTATTTTTTTCCAGCAGTCGTTCTATCTGTGCTTTTGCGGCGTCTGTTATTTCAAATGGTTTCATACTATTAATTATGCTCTCTTGTTTCCACTGTTCTGTATTCCCACTGACATCCAGAATCTCGTGGCATCCAGTTTCTTCTCGAAACTCATGTATGCGTTCTGGTCCTCCCAATGATTATTGGGGTTCTCTATCTCGCCCGCGGGTTCGAACCACCAACCCCACTTGCCTTCACAGTTCCTTTGACACCAGTCTATGCAGTCACCCATGATGCCGTTGCTGTTCATGTCTATGTTGTACTCGAAACGTTGCATGTATCCGCAGTCTTCCGGCACTTCGTCCAACCCGGGACTGATCCTTTTTATTCTTGCCGCTTCGTAGAATTTTTTCTGTCCGTGTCTCATTTCCAATTGTCTATGACCCATTGGTCACCACACTCCATTGGATTAGGTGATCCATGGAACACGGCCACCCTGTTGCCAGGTTCTATCTTGACAGGTTGCCTGAACCATTTCTTGCCGTCCTTGTTCAACAACTTGGTGTCCTTGAGTCCGATCATCTCCCACTTGTATGATCTTATCCATTCGTCTGGGAACCAGGTGATGTCGTCCTTGGCCCTTTTCGTGATCCAATCCTGGTCGCCATGGTTCTGTTGCATGATCTGTGCGGACCTGTCCTTGAACTCGTCCCACAGGTAATGCATGGTACCTGACTGCCAACGCATACAACTGGAGTTTGAAAGTTTCCAGTCCTTGACCCTGCACCGGTTGAAGTCTCTGATTATGTTGAACTTGCCGTTGTGTGAGAAGAGTGGATCTATGTTGTCAAATACGACAACGTCAAGGTCAAAGAACAGAATGTTGCCTTGAAGAGGCACCTCGGGTGCGAACATCCACAGTTTGCTCCACCAAGATTTGATCCATGGATCTCTGGGCAACTTGATCACGTTGATGTCTGTGTCTAATCCGTTTGGGTCATCTGTGAGGCAATGGAACTGGTACGGCACCGTGGTGTGTCGTTTGACCATGTTCTTCAGAACATTGGCATAAATTGGACCATACTTGTTGCCCCACTTAACGCACACTACGTGATTCATTTCAAAAATTCCATTTGCATTTTTTTCCAACCCTCGTTGTCTAATGAATAAGGATAATCGCATCCAACGGTTGTGTCCGATAAAATCTTGATACTAGAAATGTTCAAATTTTGACACATCGTCTCATATATTTTTTTATAAGGAACTTTAATGCCGAACGTCCTTTCGAGATCCACCTGACCTATCTTGATATAACCCAATGACAGCCTGGGATCTTCCCAATCGTAATCATTGGATTTCAACCATGCCCTGTACAGGTCCATTTCCTCTTTCTTGAATCCGTGTGTGTCTTCTGTGATCGTTTGACCCCAGTCTATGTCGAACTCGCCGGAGTAGTATTTCTGGTGATTGATCTCTGAACAAAGTGCATCTGTCATCTTTGGTGCATGTTCGTCCCTGAAAACTTCATACAGTGTCTTGCCGACCTGGCTCCAATGCAGGTACACCCCACCTAGTTCTCTGTCATACCTGTTCTTCTTGAAAAGATCAAAATCATCATCATGCAGGTCGTGTCTGGGTGCTTTAAGGAAAGTGGTTATCTGCGATGGTCTCATCCAGTCAGGATCTATGACACTTTTCCTGTGTGATAAAACCCAGTTCTCTATCTCATGACAAAGATTGTTCAGTTGTCTTATTGAATACCTTGTTTTGTAGTCTGCCTGCTTGTAGTATTCTGAAATCTTCCATGCAGTGCCTTGGAGGTCCTCGAAGTACCGGTGTAAAAGATTACAGGCCTCGTGCTTCAACCTTAGCCCGGGTTTCGACATCTCATTGCCATACTCACACAGTCCTGTCTTCAACTTTGCGGAGTATTGGAAATCATCTGCGACAAATGGTTCAATCCTTTCATAGGGAGGATTGAAGTCAAACGAATTTATTTGTTCTATGTTTTGATTAAGTTCTCCACACAGGAAACGCAAATCTCTTTTTGAATCCGCCCATCCTAGAAAACAAAAATTTTTTTCAAGTATCCTCTGTGTTTCTAGGTTATCTTTAAGTGCTTCGATCCATCTGTTCCCCAGTGGCGTATCATACACATCGAAATAGTAGGTGATATTGTTAAGTCCTACTTCGATGGTGTCTGTTAGGAATTTATTCTTTTCTGTAGATGGCACTGTTGGCTCCGTGTTCCATACATTCCACGCTGTCCACGAAACATCGGTCATCTGTCTTTTCCCTGATCAGTTTGTCAGCGAATTCAAATGCATGTTTGGCGAACATCTCAGCACCCACTCCATCGAAGATTCTTATCTCTGCCAAGTCAAGACTTTCTAAGTGCTTGAATGTTTCTAAAAATGGATCTGCCTTGTCCAGTGCAAGTTTGTGATCGAAGTGATCTTCTAACCATGCTTTTAAAGGTTTAAGTCCACCAAAGTCCACCGCCCAGTTCTTGTTGTCTAGTTCCTTGCAACCAAATGTGAATTTAAATGCAAGGCTGTATCCGTGTAGTAGATGGCAGTGTGAGTGATCTGCGTTGGGTTGTCTGAACACACAGGCCAGGCCTATGTTGTGTCCGTATGTTTTAGTTGAGTAGTAAGTCATCGTTTCTCCTTGTTTTGATGACTTGCAGAGTGTTTATAGAGGGGTGAAAGTCTTGAGTCCTCTCGATCATCAGTTCAATTTCTTGTCTAACTTCTGATCCATGTCTATCTGGAACGCTGTGTCTCTGATGCGGTCCGTCAGTTCGTTTGGTATATTTAACTCACCGTCTATGATGCTCTTGAGAAAGTGTACCATCACAGTGAACTCGTTCCTGTTGGCCACCGTCTCTGGATCTATGCCGTGTTGCTCCATAGCATTCAGCATGGCCTCAGACACGTCTACCAGTGCCTTGATGCTTGTCGAATGTTTGTCAAAATGTGCCATTATGTTATAATGCTGGGTTTCTTTGGAACCTCGATCTTGCTGAACACCCTGTTGTACTCATCAGCGATCTTGTCATTGATGTGTGCTATCGAAATCAGTTTATCGATTGCTATGTTGAATGGTTCATTCTGTTTAGCAGTGGAGAAAAATGTACCAAATGCCAATCCTTGTGGACCGTTCATTAGTACAAGTGCCTTCTCGATACTGACGTATCGTGTGTCGGTCCTGCTAAGATATTTTGCTATGACTTCTTCCCCTGAAATCAATTTAAGAGTAACTAGATCTCCATCTTTTATTTTATCAAACATATTTCTTATTATAAACTATCCTAGGAGTTTGTCAATGTATTTCTTCAATTCCTTGTCCTGTACATTGGGCGGAATGTGATTGTAGAAAAATATCTGGTAACTGTCAGAACCGTACTTGCCTATGCCGTGTAGGTCACTGGCCTCTTTTTTGTTCCATGTTAGATATTGCTCTGTCATCTTTCTTATCCTCTTTGATCTAACCTCCCACATGCCCAAAGGTTTCAACATCTCCTGTTGCGTCTTCAACCTGCCACGCAGGTATGCTTCGGGATTTGGATATCTTTTAAAAAGTTTTGGTAAGATGATCTTCACGTGTTTTCTGTATGTCAGGTTCAGGCACATCACACCCACCATGTGTTTCCATCTCTTGTGTGGGGCCTTCAGTTGCTGTTGCACCATCAGGTGATCCACCATTGGTTTGATCATACAACAATTTTATATGCTATTTGTTTTTTGTCAACTGTCGGTTGATGAACTTGGCCATGCCGTCGTAGGTCTCTTGGTACACGTTTCCGTGTTGGCTCCATTCCTTGGGCATCTCCCAGCGATCATGATTTACCACGATCCATCTCGTGTCCGGATCCGAGTATCCCATCAACTTGTGGAACTGGTATATCCAGTATGACGGATCGACCGGTCTCTTGATGTAGGTGTATCCCTCTGAACCTGTGTACATGTTGTTGATCCGGTCCTTCTCCAACGGATGTAGGTCGAATCCCAGCATGAATATGGCCTTGGGTCGGAACGTCAGTCCCAAAACTCCTGCGTATGGACCTGTGCCCCAGTGGAAAGGTTCATCCTGTCTCTTTTCCCCAGAGTAGGGTAGGTCAGGAAACTGTTTCACGTTGGGCCAGTGTGCGAACTGATCTGCCCAATTTTCTCTGGTAAAAATTGTTGTTCCCTTACCAACTGCATTTACCGCCTGCTGGCACATGTGTTTGTCTGCACAACAAAGATATTCTGTCACATAATCTCGATAGATTGCGTTACAACCAATCACGGTGCTGAACAGTTTTAATGGTGAGAGATCAAATCCCCTACGGCTTTCACCGTTTCCTATGATGCTTACATACTTGGTCATAATGCTATTTAATCACCCCTTTAAACTGCTTTAGAGCAACGCACACTGCTGGTAAAAATGAACTTGGAGCAACTGTTCACATCATTGATTTCCTGTGATTAAATGCCATACGGTACGATATTTGTCCCAGGCCTTTTGCAGGGTGGGGTACTTTCTCCGCAGTGCTATGGCCTCTGCATTTACCATTTCGGCCTCTTCGTATGCCTGTTCTTCGTCCTTGGCCTGCTGTGATTGTTCCACCAAGATCCTGTCTCCATTTGGTAATTGTTCATACACCGTCTCACCGCCATCTGGTGAAACAAATATGGATGCTTTTCGACGTTTTCTCATCAGTAGTATTTCTTGTGGTCAGCGCCTGGATGGGCGTGTCTCATTCCACCTATCGGTTTAGAATCACCTTTGTGCCTAGGTATGAAGTGTATGTGTGGCCACATGATTGTCTGTCCGGCCGGTACACCCATGTTCATGCCGATGTTGAATCCGTCTATCTCGCCTGCCTTGATTTTCTCATTGCCATAGTCGTATGCCATGCCGTAGGACCTGCCCACGAAGTGTGCGTTGTTCTCCTTGGGTATGAAAAGTTTGTGTCCTGGCACGCATGGAAATTTATCATTGAACACGAAAGTGAAGTCTGACTCCATGATCGGGGTGTCATTGCCCATCCACACGCTCTCGTCTACGCAGTCAACAGGTTCATATTCTTTCTTGTAGATAGGTTTTTTCGATGGCATTGGTTTCTATAATTCCTATCCTTATATTACTAGAATTTGGTCTATGTTGCAACCTGATTTGATCCCAGGTCTTGGTCTTTGGCACTGCTGGATTGTACTCCCATACGCCCAGTAGATTTACCAGTGCCTTCCTGACCTTCTCCGCACCGCCGTGTTTACGGCAGGTGTCCGACCTGCCCACGTGTACTATCTTGTTGTTGATTTTGATTTTATAAACACAAGGCAATCTTATCCACTTGGTCTTGGGATTCTTGCTGTGCCGGATTTTGAAACCTTCTATATCGTATAGGTCCTCTATGCTGTACCATTTAGTATCTGACATTTTTTATATTTAATTGTGCATAAACTTTTTGCACTTTCTTGGCCTGGAAATAGCAGTCTTCCAAGGCGTTGTGTAGTCCCACTCTTTTCTCGTTTGGATCACGTGGCACGAGCGAGAATAATGTCCTCGAATCTCTGATCTGCCAGTACTGCCACGGTTGTGGGTGTCCCAACTGTGTGTATAAATTCTGTAGTATCGCGTAGTCAAACAGTGGTCCTTGGCACCAGAATACATCAACTCCAACCGACCACTTGTTAATAGTCTTGACCATCTCATCTAATGATATCCTGTCCTTGTCGCCCAAGGCCTCTTCCATGATCTCGGGATCCTGTCGACCCCACCAGTCCAAGGTGTCCTGCATCACATCACGGCCCATCTCTGTCTGTGAGTCCACGTCCACACGGAAGTACATGCCCTGTGAGGGTTCTGCCGTTGTGTATGGATCAAACTTGACCCCACCCACGGTCAGTATGGTGGCGTTGGGATTGGTGGATAATGTCTCCAGATCTATCATCGCGTGGATCATACACAATTATACTATGGAAACGTGGTAATGTCAATTAGGCTTGAATCCGCACCACTTGAGCAGATGGGCGGGCAGGAAACTGGTGTCAATTGATCTCCTAGATGAAAATTGAGATAGATAATCACCAAAATTTCTCCTGTCTTGATCTGTGGGGTCTTTGTCTATAGATTTCCGTATGTGCTTGAAGTGTGGCACGTTATCAAGAGATCTTGTTTGATCCATGAAGTTTTGCTTGGACTTATCGTCGAGCACATGAGGCATCAAGAATGGACGATCACTCATCGAGGCAACTATGATTGCGTGTCGTTCATGGTACATGTCATAGAATCGTGCGAAATCTAATATTGACAAATTTGATATGGTAGAACAGAATTTGATCTCATTTCCATTGTCCTCTATCATTCTGACCTTCTCCTGGAAATCCTTCCAACTGATGCCGTATCTTAGTAGTTCAAAAAGTTTCCCTGTGGTTTCTGCAGACACAGTGAACTTTATTTTCTTACCCTTAATTTTCTTTAACAGATTGGATAATCTGGAATTGCTCACTCCCAGTCCTGTGGTTATCACAACTGGCTTATCACCTGAAACGTCTATGACAGATTCTAATTGATTGTTCAGCAAAGGTTCACCTCCAAGTATGCCTATGCTTTCCAGACCGACTGCCAACTTGATTTCGTTCAGTAATATGTTAAAGAATCTAGATTCTGTGCTACGTGATTTCTGTTTGATCTTTGACCATAAGTTTGAAAAATTGTCGTTGTCTAGGCTGTACCCGTCCAGATTGTGGGCGCCATTCTTTTCTATATCCCTTTGCCAGGACGAGCTCCATTCAGGCGAACAATACATACAGGTGAGGTTACAGTCAGTGCTCAAGGAAATCTCAACATGTTTCATTGGTGCGTGTCTGTCAGAAATCACAGCACTGTTCCTATGTTGCTCTCTTTGGCTTGGCAATCCCTGTTCCTCGTACTTGTAGCAACCATGATGGCATGACTCACAGGACTTGTTGTCTAGCATGAGCCTTCGGTCCTCCAACATGGTGTCGGTGTGGAACAATCTACCAGGATTGGCCTCTAGCCAGTCTAGATCAACCCTTTCTGGATAGGCCTTGCAACAGTTGTACAACAATCTACTTTGAACATGTACTTGTAGCTCAGTGAATTTAGCGGAACAATAGTAATCCATGCTGATATTTAAATGATGTTGCGATGGTGTGTAAATTAAGCGTCTTTGTCGGTCTTGTAGTAGTCCTGGTACTGTTTGAATTCTTCCTCTGTCAGACAATATACCTCACCTGAGCTCTGTGGGAAATTGATCATTGCGTATTCCTTCACTTCCGCACCAGAGGCCTCGCACAATGCTTTTGTGTCATACAGTTTCTGCTCATACACGCTCTCGCAGGCTCCCGCCATGCACATGTAAACCACTAAAATAAACTTCATAAAAGTATTTAAGATAGTCTAAAATTGATAAAACTAGCACATCTGTAAATTGGTAAATACACGCACATTATGGATTTCGTTACATTTATAAAAGACGTGGGTTTCCCAATAGCAGGTGCCATAGCGGCAGGTGCCTTTGTGTTCATCACGCTTAAATTCATACTCGCGAGTGTGACAGGATCCGTGAATAGTTTGAAAGCCATCATTGGAGCATTGGACAACAGGGTGCAGACCATGAACAATGACCTGGTCAAGATAGATGCACTTTTGAGTTATGTTTTGAAGATCAGGCCAAACGCAGACAGGCTGGCGGCAAACGAAGGGAAGAACGATGCTAGACGCGACTAATGATCTCACAATAATGATCAAGGACTTTGGATTTCCTATCGTGGCCGCGATGGGTCTGGGTTACTTTGTTTACTACATTTGGAAGTGGGTGACTGAGGAGATCAAACCTGTGCTGGGCGATGCTTCATCAACACTGATAAAACTGGTGGACAGGATCCGTATGTTGGACAATGACATGATTCGTCTCAACACAAAATTATCAATGGTGCTGGAGTACAAGGACGAGATAATAAAGTCCGGACGTTCAGATGATCTAGACAAGATACTGGCCAAATACAAATCAAAGTCTGAGAGTTTTGATTCTACAGGCGATACAAAAAAATAATTACTTCGTTGTTGCCTTAAACGTTCCGTCCCAATCCTTGGGTTTGCCTGATTCTATACGAGTCTTCATGTTTGCGTAGTACTCGGACATGTCTTCGTGGAACTCCTTGGCTATAGCCAATCTCTTGAGTGCTTCAGTCCAATCTCCTGCGTAGTATGATTCCAGGAACTGCCTGTGGTGTTCTGATTCCTTGGCCACGGTGTAGATCTTGACCCCAATGGTCTTGCCCTTGACGGCTATGCAGTCTAGTTCAAAAACGTTTATCTTGTCTTTGACTCGCCTTGCTGTCTCTGGTCCAAGCACTATCCTAACACCATATGTCTTTGATTGCCCTTCCAACCTCGCGGCCAGGTTAACACCATCTCCAAGGCAGGTGTAGTCGAAGCGTTGGTCGGATCCCATGTTGCCCACCACGACCTCCGCAGTGTTTATACCCAATCCCATTCCAAAGGCCGGTATGCCCTCCTGCTGTACTTCCTCGTTGAACTTGTCCAGGCTGTCTAGCATCTTGATACCCGTCCACACGGCGTTCTCCGCGTGATCCCAGTCATCCAAGGGTGCGTTCCAGAAAGCCATCTGTGCGTCACCGATGTACTTGTCTATGGTGCCCTTGTTGTTCAATATCTCTCGGGTCATTGCGGTCATGTATCTGTTCATTATCTTTGTAAGTCCTTGCACGTCCTCACCATAGTGTTCTGAAATGGAAGTGAATCCCCTGACGTCAGTGAACATTATTGATAGGTTCCTCGATTCGCCACCCAACTTCAATAGGTCGGGATTCTTCTGTAGTTGTGCCACCATGTCTGGTGATAGGTATGTGCCGAACTGTTTCTTGATCTGTTGTTTGAGACTGAACTCTTTGACGAAACGATTGAACACCGCGTGGAAACCTGTTATGGTGGTAACAAGTATTATCCAACTGGCGTCCCACAGTTGTAGGTGCTTGACGAAATAGAAATATGCACCATAGGCCGTTCCTGACCACACAGTCAACAACACAGCACCCACCAACCAGTAGGGTGCGAAGCCTGCCAATAAAATTATTATCACTGCGAGTACACCCGCCGCGACATACTCAAGGAATGTTGCGGTGTCTAACCTAACTATGTTCTCACCGTTCAACACGGTCTGTAGGCTGACCGCCATCGCAGTGTGGCTGTACTGCTCTCCATTTGGAGTTGCGATAATTGTGCTGATACCTTGGGCCGTATTTCCTATTATCACAGTCTTGCCTGCCACTGAACTGAAGTCATCTGTGATGCTGATCGTTTCAAACTCCTTGTTCCATCTCAGCCATATCCTTGCGTACTGGTCTGTTTTAATTGTTTTGAATTTTGGTACTCTTAAAGCAATTACACCACCTTCGCTGGCTTTGACTTGGTAACTTGGATCGCCAACTGCGACTCTTATCACTTCTAATGCAACACTTGGATATACTTCGTCACCCACCCTCATCAGTAATGGCAGTCTCCTAACTACACCATCTATCTCTGGCGTTGTGTTGACAACTCCAACACCATCAACGTTGTCGCCCAATAGGGGTATTGGTCCAAGCATTCCTGGCCATTCAAACAACCATGGCAGTGGATCGCCTATCTTGGCCACACCTCGTGGCACTGCGTTCTTGTTCGTCTGTGTTGTACCAGCCTGTGCTATGACAATTCCATTCTGCACTAATGCCTGTGCCAGGTCCCGATCTCCTCCCAACCTGTCCTCTTCTGAGAACAATATTGGTAGTACTATTATGCCGGCACCTGCTTCTCTCAATCTCCATATCACGTCAGCCAACACTGTACGCTTCCATGGCCACTGTCCGTTCTGTTCTATGCTCTTCTCGTCTATCTCCACAATGACCACATCCTCACTCACGGTGGGAGTATCGTATTTCTGTATTAGGTCAAAACTTTTTAATCTGGCCGTCTCTTTCACGAAAGGATCTTTGAGTCCCCACGTCATCAACACCGCTAGTGTTATGAAAGCCAAGGTCCAGTGTGTCAGTATCCGTTTCATCCCCTGATATCCTCTGTTGCTTTTCTCATGAACTTATAATTGACCCATTCCTCGAATCTATCTTTTTTATTTTTGTATGTCCAAAATGCTTTGCCCAACAATCTGTCCATGGTTCTCTGTGGTGTGTAATCTGACAGGGGAGTTTTCAAGTTGAACATGCCACAGCCTGCCTGTCCTTGCCAGTACGTTTGTCCTGTTGGATCCATTTCTGGAGAGTCTTTGAAAAATTCTGCTGATGTGATTTTTTCTCCAGTGTCATACATCGTGACCATGGTGTCTTCTTCTGTGTGATGGTAATGTTCCATGATACAGTGAACCAGTTGCTCC